GCCAGTCACAAAAGGCGTAGGCATTGCCAAATTTACCCCGGTATGGGCTGGTGCGCTTACGCCGAAGGAGTTCGAAGAAGACCCAAACAGTGAAAACTATGGCCTGCCGACGTGGTGGGAATACAAAGAACGCATTAACAGTAAGACCATAGCAAGAAGGATCCACCCTGACCGTATTTTCATCTTTGGCGACTATTCTGATGATGCCATCGCTTTCCTTGAACCGTCCTATAACGCCTTTGTGTCACTTGAGAAGGTGGAAGGGGGTAGCGGTGAATCATTCCTGAAAAACGCCGCCCGCCAGCTTGCTATCTCATTCGATAAGGAAATCGACTTCCGCTCCCTGGCTGCAACATACGATTGCGACGTCACAGAGCTGCGAGAAAGATTCAATGAGGCAGCGGCTGAAATGAATAAGGGTAACGACGTGATGATGGCATTACAAGGGGCGACAGTAAGCCCGCTGGTGACTGCCGTATCTGACCCGTCAGCAACCTATGACGTCAACCTGCAAACCGCCGCCGCTGGTATTGATATTCCGACCCGCATCCTGGTTGGGAACCAGCAGGGCGAACGCGCATCAACCGAAGACCTCCGCTACTTCAACAGCCGCTGTATGACTCGCAGGGAGGAAATCGGGGGTGAGCTTGAAGATCTGTTTAGCAAGATGGCAGCGCTACGCCTTATCAGTATGCCAGTAGACGTATCAGTGATATGGGACGACCTGAACGCTATGACCAAAGCCGAACTACTGGAAGCGGCATACAAAATGGCACAAATCAATCAGGCTTGTCTGGCTACTGGTGAAGAAATATTTAGCGGTGACGAGATCCGCGAGGCTGCCGGATACGATGGCCCAGCCAGTGAAGTAGAAACGGAAGAGGAGGACGATGATGAGGGTGAAGAAGATAATCAGGCGAATACCTCCAGCCGCGATAATGCCATCTAACACCGAAGACCCGACCATGACAGGTAAGTTACGGTCGGGAGCTATCAAGCGTTTTAAAACCTGCCTGAAGAAAGTTGCGGATCCGTATATCGCCATACTGGACAGGATGCAATATAGCCTGGCTGTTAACAAGAAATACACCTTCCAGATCTACATTGACGAATTGCATGATTTGCTGGAAGACGCCAGCGTCATGATTGATGAAATATTCGAGTTAACAGACCCGGAAAACTTCTGGTTCTGGCAGGAATACGTGAAGGTGGCATATCAGCGCGGCACTTCTCAGGAATATGCCAACCTCGCTAACCAGTCAGTCACATATTCCAGGGCTTATCCTGAAGTGTCGGCAGTATTAACCAGTCAGACCTATCGCACGCGCCTTGCCCTGGTCCGTACCCGTGTATTTGAAGAGATGCGCGGTCTTACCGCACAGATCAAGAAGGATATGGCCCGCCGATTAACCGAAGGCATGGCCCGTGGCCTAAACCCACTGGAAATAGCGCGCACATTGCAGCAGGAAACGCAATTGCCGCTATACAGGTGCAAACGTATTGCCCGTACTGAAATATGCACAGCGTTACGCACAGCGCGTATGGATGAGGCAGAGGCCGCATCGGATGAGCTTAACTTGCGCACTATGCAGATGCATATTTCGGCATTGTCACCGACTACCAGGCTGTCACACGCACAGCGACACGGGAAAACGTACACCATAGAAGAGCAGCGCGAATGGTGGAGCAAATCCCCTAATTCAATTAACTGCAAATGTAGCACGATTACCGTATTAGTTGACGAAGACGGTAATATATTAAACAAACGAATATTAGATCGGGCGCAAGAAAACTATAAAGTTGCGCACGCTAAATATGGCGAAGATTGGGAGTAAAAACCGTGAGTAAAGAACTGATTCAGGTTAATACCAAATTAACCGCTAATACCATCCGCCGGGAAACATATAACGGGCGCGAACATATTGTGGTCCCGTCTTATACGTTGCCCTTCAATATCGTTATGAATCGGGAATATTACCCGGAAGCCGAAATCATTGCTAATTATCAATCTCTGGAAGGCACGCTCGCACCGCTGGGCCATCCTACGGTTGACGGTGAATTTGTTTCCGCATTTAGCCCGGAAGGTCTGAATATTGGCTTTTGTGGAGCGTGGAACAGAAATGTTGAATTACGCGGCAACCGTGTTTATGTGGAAAAATGGGTGGATGTGGAAACCGCCAGCCATTCAGAACAAGGCCGCGAATTATTAAGCCGACTGGAAGCACTGGAAAAAGGCGAAAGCAAAGATCCGATCTGGTCATCTGTTGCCGTATATCGTCAGCGCATGCCAGCTACTGAAGAGATGAAAGCACAGGGTGCTGACAGCGTTGTCAAAATTATGTCGATTGACCATGACGCTATCTTATTGCATGAACCGCCAGCCGCATCGCCTGAACAGGGCGTTGGCCTGATGGTTAACACTGACCAGGCGAAGCCATTAATGGCGGTGGCAATGAAAGAAAACAGCTATCGCACGCTTGAAAGACAACTTGAGGAAGCGGCGCGTAAACTGTTCCCCGATGCAGATTATGTCTATGTCGTGGACTTCACTGATAAAGAAGTGACGATTGCTACTAACGCTGAAAATGCTCAAGTTTGCACGTATGAAAAACAGGCTGATAAAATAATTCTCAATAATGGCGAGCTTGCAACCAATGAGGAAGGTAAATCCTGGTTCGCTCAGTTCGCTGAACACCTATCCAATCTTTTCTCATTAAACGAAAAAATTAAGGCCAATAAATCGGAGGACGATCCCATGCCTTTGACCAAAGAAGAACGCGCCGAACTGGTAAAAGAAATTAACGAAAGCATCACTGCAAATATGGCTAATGCAATCGCTGAAGCGCTTAAACCAGTACAGGCAAGCGTTGAAGAATTACAGACCAATCAAAAAGCGATTAAAGAAGAGATCGCAGCAAACGCAAATAAAGAAGTAGCAGAAAAACGCGCCGCAGTTGCGAAAGTACACGGCGAAATTGTTGCTAACGCATTAAGTGGGGAAGCGTTAGAAGCAATGTTTAAATCTCTGGGTAAAGCAGCACCAATGGCAGCAAACTCCGCCGCTGGTGGAAATAAACCTGCCACCCCTGACATTAACAACTATTTCGCATAAGAGGTGAATTATGGCCCGTTTTCGTCGTGTGAATATTGACGGTAAATCTATTACCGAAACCGCAGTATCTGCCGCAGAGCTTAAACCAGGTACCCCGGTAAAAATGACGGCTGGTAAATTCGTTGCCGCCACCGATACCGTAGGCCGTATTTATGTTGTTAATCCAGCATACCATGAAGGATTAGGCATTGAAGATGCGATCCCGGTTGGTCATTCCGTGGTCGCTGACTACGCAGAAGAAGGGCGCGAATTCGCAATCCTGCTTCCGACTGGCACTTACACCAAAGACGCTGGTATCACCATTGGTGCTGATGGCTTTAAGGTCGCAGCAACTGGTGAATCTGCCGATCCGGTTTTCGCTTTCTGCCAGGAAACTGTAACCCTTGAAGCGGCTGATTTTGTACGTGTCCGCGTTGCATAATAATAAGAGGTGAAAAACTATGTTGTTTAATAAACACAACCTTGCTACCAACAGCCGCATTCGTGCCCAGTGGGATCACCTTTGGGCGCAGCGCAACATGTTCAATGAGCAGGACGGCGCTCTTATTGCCGCAAATATGGCAAACATGACCGCTGACATCCTGGCATGTAATGCCGTTGGCGGCTTCGATCAGGAGTTCTGGAAAGCTGTCGATAACCAGATTATCGAAATGAGCACCGAAGAGACTGGCATTGAAATCGTAAACGATTTGATGGCTGTGCAAACCGTATTGCCAATCGGTAAAACCGAGAAAATGTACAGCGTATCCGGTGATATTAACGATGAGGTTGTCGTTAGTATCGATGGTCAAGCCCCGCATGGCTTCGATCACACTGAATATGGCAGCGATGGCGACCCGATCCCGATGTTCGCAGCGGGTTACGGTGTCAGCTGGCGTCATTCCGAGGGTCTGAAAACTGTGGGTATTGACCTTGCACTGGATAGCCAGCGCCTGAAACTGCAAAAATTCAACAAGGCCCGCGTTGAGTATTACCTTAACGGTAACGCAAAAATCAACGTCAACGGTAAACCGGGCCAGGGTATTAAAAATCACCGCAATACCCAGCAACTAGTCATGACCTCCGAAGATCTCACCACTGACGGATTCGATGCTCTCATCAAATTCTTCACCACTGGTGCATTCGGTGTTATGGCCCGCAACAACCGCGTTGACCAGTATGATCTCATGTGGGTGTCACCTGAAATTATGGCTAACCTGGCAGCGCCGCACATTGCAAACGGGACTGTCGTAGGCAGTGTTCTGAATATCGTTAAACCGTTCATTCCGGTTAAAGAGATCCGTCAGACCTATGCACTGAAAGGCAACGAGTTCATTGCCTATCAACGCCGCCGCAACGTCATTACCCCGCTGGTTGGTATGACTACTGGCGTAGTGCCTCTGCCGCGCACCATGCCTACCGATAACTACAATTTCAAAATCATGTCTGCCGAAGGTTTACAAATCACCTGCGACATGCTGGGCCGTTCCGGTGTCGTTTACGGTCACAAATAATTTCGCATTTCCTGTAACTCCCCGGCGCGATGCCGGGGATTTTTTTTGTATGTGGAGCAAACAAAATGGTCACTACAGAACAGGCGCGGGAATATCTTGAAAGCCAGGGTATTGACCTGCCAGACGTTATCTTATCCTTGCTGGTGGAGCAGGCAAACAGCGTTAATGAATGCCTTGATGCCAACTATCCGGCCTCCAGTGCAACATTGATTCAACTTTATCTTATTGGCCTGTTAGGACTTACCCAGGCTAACAAGTACGTTTCCTCGCAAACTGGTCCTAACGGTGCAAGCCAGTCATACCGCTATGTCGATTTCAATAAAAAATGGAAGGCAGCCTACTCGTTGCTTTACTCCCTTGATAAACATCACTGTACAGCCGAACTGATCCCACCAGATCCAGAAAATACCGCGCACGCTGGGCTTTGGATAGGTAAAAGCGGGAGGATGTAACAATGTGGAACGACCTGACATTACCGGATCCGCTATTGCCGAAACTGTTTACTCGCGTGTGGGTGAAGACTGACACCGGGCGACAGGTGGCGGCCTATCTCAATGACGCTGGCGAATGGGTAATTCTATGCCCGCGAGTGGCGAAAACCCATCCGAAAATCGTTAAATGGAGCTATGGCTATGAGTAAGATCGCGAGATTCAGTTACAAGGCATTAGCCACCATTTACCCCGTAACGCGTGACGACTGGACAAACTCCGACGTATACGGTGCGCCATACCTGGTAGATTGTGCATGGGAGCGTACTGACGGAACCGCAACAGACGCAAACGGGAATGAGGTTAGCAACACGATAACCGTATATACCGAACTGCTTCACAAGATGCAGCCAGTGCAGCTCCCGGAAAAAGGATGGATGCTTGCCACTGGTGACACCACTGCTATTTCTGACCCGCTGGCGGCTGGGGCCAACTTTATAACTGGGATCGTTGAATGGGACATGAGTATGTTTAACGACACGCCGGATTATAAGATCGTCACAGGAGGTTAATCATGCCACTGAAAGGCGTCAAACGCGTCCGTATGAAAATGACGGAAGAAATCAGGAACATAGCAGACAAAAAGACTTATGAAGTGCTATGGATTGTTGGCAATGTCGCGTCCGGCCTTGCATCTGGAATGACGCCAGTTGATACGGGTTTTTTAATTAACAGCATGTACCAGACTGTCGAGAAAAACGGTAACGGCCTTTGTCTCATGGTTGGATATACCGCCCGCTATGCTGAATGGGTGCATGACATGCCGGGGACATTAATGGGACAGCCTCGCGAGCATTTCGGGAAAACCAATAACCTTTCAGATTTCGGCCCGAAACAGGTAGTTGAGTTCGGCGGCGGTACTGGGAAGGGTTATTACTGGGATCCAAACGCGGAACCTGAATTTTTGCGCAAGGCGTTCGAGGAACCAGATAATTTCAATGAGATCTGGAACACGATTAAACTTGGGTACTGGACGAAACAATCATGAAACGCAGCGAAGTATATGACGAAATAAGGGATTGGATTAAATCCCACGGGTACGACGAAGGTTATATTTTGCAGGCCCGTTTCTGGAATGAGCGATCCAATTCGAATAACAGCAGATATATTGTCATACAGCAAAACGGCGGTGCGGCTGGTGAAGAAGCAGTAACCCGTGACTATTTTCGCATCCTGGTTATTTCAGCGCGGAATGACGCAAATATCAGTGAAGTGGAAGATCTCGCCGACGCAATACGCCAGAGTATGATAACCGAATACAAAACTGATAAAATTACACACATGAAACCAATTGGCGCGATTCCTGCAATGCAGACAAGGGAAGGGCGCTTCATCTTCACCGTAGCTTTCCAAACCATCATATCAAGATAAGAGGTAACTAAACATGTCTCAGACTTGTGATAAAGGTTCGTTCTTAGGCCGCGACGTTGCCGCATTTTACGCTATCGCTTGCCCTAATGCGAAACCTGAAGAAAGCGCTTATAAAGCGTTAGGTATGATGCGTGGCAAATCGCTTTCCGTAGAATGGGAAACTGCAGACGCCACCGCTGATAAATCAGCAGACTATACCAAAGAATCAATGGTAACTTACAAGTCCGTTTCTTTCTCCGGCGACGGCGTATCCCGCACCGAAGAGATCCACAACCAGAAAGCACTTAAACGCCACGTTATTAACCCTGGCGAAACAACTGGTGCGCAGCCTTACGTCTGGCTAAAACTTGTTTCCCCGCTCGACGTAACCGAAGGCCCATTCCTTTGCACCTCCTTTAAAGAAGAAGATCCGCACGACGATGTGTCCACCTGGTCCATTGAGTGCGAAAGCGCTGGCAAGGTCACAGTAGGTGACGTTCCGTCAATGTAACAGTAAATATTAACATCGGGGCCATTTGGCCCCTTTATTTTTAGGGTGACAGTTATGATCCATGTTCGAACAGGACAATTTGCGGTTGTGGTTGATGGCAGACGTTACGAGTTCAATCCCTGCTTTGCTGCAATGGCTAAGATCGGCAGCGACAGGGAGCTGGTAGAATACTTCGCAACGGTGCACGGTGGCAGATACCCACAACGTTTGCCAACTGATTCAGACCTCCGCAATCGCATTCTGGCGCGTTGTTATGGTGAACTGGTGCAAACGTCCATCCACGTACTGAAATGTTGCTCAGAATGCGAAATAGGCCCGTTATTGGGCGAATGCAGCTTTACTCCTTCGGGTAAGTTGAGAATGAAACCGGGATTGATGCCCACCAGCGACGTTATCACGCTGGCGCAACACTGTATGTATCACGGTTTAATTGGTGACGGTCCAGAAGAAGACACGGTCACAAACCAGGAAGGTGAGTACAAGCCAACATTCGACATCCTTGAGTATGTTTACTCCGCCGTTGCTCACTTGGGATTGTCTGAATCTGAAGCGTGGGGCATGACAATGACCGGATATAGGGCCGCTGTACGCGCTAAAACGCCGCCAGACGAAAGAAACGAGAAAGGTAAACCAAACGTTCATATAAATAAACGTGATTATGATGAGCAAATGGGAGCGGCTAAAAGGGTGCTGGAATTGATGAAAAAACGCGAGCAAGAAAAAGCCCGGTAGAACCGGGCGTTATATGTCGATGATGCTTTTTGATAGTGCTCATTATCTGATCCTTACAATTTCAATTCTGCCGTTACCTAAATCAACGATAGCATGATTTTTAACACCCGCGCCGCCTTCGTTAAATATTCTTTCAGCAAATGCGGCTTTATCAGCGTTGCACTCGTTGGCTATTCTGTTTCTTATTTCATTGTTACCTTCGAATACGACACCTACAGCAGCCTCCTTCACAAGCCCATAATTAAACCATCTTGCATAAACTGGTTTACCTTCGAAATGCTTGTCAATTGCTTTATAAAAAACCTTGATGGCTGCGGGTTCCTTCTTGAAAATTTTATGGTATTCGGCAACGTTATTTGCTACTTCATCGCAGTTTATATTTATTACATCGTTTGCATTTGCGTTGAATGCCAAACCAACCATTACCGCCATCATTGCCGCTCTAATTAACCGTTTCATAACTCACCCCGCTTAGTTTTTGTTTTTAAGTGCTTTCAACATTTCTTTGATGAAGTCGGCATAACGCTCATGCTCGTTGGGGTGGTAGTTTACGTTTTTCATTTTCTTATCCTCTTTTGCTTCCTCCGGTTAATCCGGCCTTTTAAGTCCCTTCGCTCTATCCCTTTCTTTTATCTTCTTTATACAAAATGTATTCGTTGAACTGAAGCCATTTTGTATAGAATAGAGATCTAGATCACAATTTTCATGAGGTTAAATCATGGCAACTAGTTTAGGTACAATTTACTACGAAGTTGATGCAAAAACTGGTCAACTTCTCGTTGCTCAACGACAGGCAGACCAGGCTTTTGACAGCATCGAGCGTGGCGCAAAACGCGCTGACCGCCAGGTGAACACGCTTAAGACTTCAATCAAAGCGCTATCCAGGGTTATCCATTTGCTACTTGCTGCGGAGGCTGTACGCCAGTTTATTGACATGGCGGAGCAAGCGAAAATGCTTCGCGTAAAAATCAAACTGCTTACAGGTGAAGCGGAGGCCACGGAACGTGTTTTCAACAGACTGAAAGATATATCAAAAGAAACAGGCCAAAGCCTCAAGGATACTGGTGCCCTGTGGCAAGGTCTTGCTATATCGCTAAAAAACACATCCGCTACAGAAGGCCAGGTACTCAACCTGGTTAGCACGCTGCAAAAACTCGGCAACCTGGGCGGCGTGTCTGCGGAACAACTATCAAACTCCATGCTTCAGTTCCGCCAGGCTATTGATGCTGGCGTGTTGCAGGCTGAGGAATTTAACTCAATACGTGACAACACACCAACAATCATACAGGAAATGGCCCGCCAAATGGGGTTGTCTATGGGTCAGTTCCGCGCTGAAATGCTGGACGGCAAGATCACGGCTGAAAGGATGCTTAACGCGATCCAGGCCGCTACGCAGGAAACAAACGAGAAGTTTGCGCAGTTGCCTCGCACATCCGGCATGGCCTTCAACGAGCTTAAAGTTGAGGTTATGGGACTTGTCGAACAGCTTGATGATCTTTTCGGCATATCTGACGGCGTTGTAACAGCAATAGACTTAATCACTGGTGGCGTTGAGGGATTGGGTAAAGGCGCAAAATTCGCCGCAACCTGTTTCAACACACTTAAAACCGCTGGTAACGAGTTCATCGACATGTTTGACGACGTTGCTGTTAAGGCTGGTGAGGTGGCGGAAGAAATCATCAAAATGGTAACGCCAATCAAAGCGCTAATGGATGGTTACAAGTGGATGAAGGAGATCGTCGATAAACGCAAGGAAGAGCTAAACAGCAACAACGAGAAAAAATTTGGCCCCACCGTCGGCAAAGTCATGACGTTTGCAAACGACATTAAAAACGCGACCGCCGCCTATGATGAGTTAATGCAGAAACAGGATGAGGCTGACGATGGCAAGATCACCGGATTCGATCAGCCAGTCGGTAAGCCTAAAAAAGGGAAAAAGGGCAAAAAGGACAAGAAATCTGAAGCTGATCGGCTTGGTGATGAAGGCATAAAAGTGTCCGACCAGTACAACAAGGACGCCGCCGCTATGCGCAAAGCATTAGAGAACGGCAAGGCCATTGAAGCTGCATTCGCCCAGGGCAAAATAACCCTACTTGAGTACAAGGCCGCGCAGAAAGGGATAGGCAAGGAACTGAAGGACGAATTGGCGCAAATCCCTGTTGATGAGCTACGCGACAAATGGGATCACATAGTCAGCCCGATGGACCAGCTTAAGGGAGAAATTGACCCAATCAAGCAGGCACAAAATGAATGGGCCGTTCGCAAACAAATGCTGATAGACTTGGGCGCTACAGAGGCGCAACAGAAACAGGCGCTATTGGAATATGAACAACAGATCAGAGATCTGAAATGGGAACAATGGCAGGCGCAAAGCGAAACAAACGGCCTGATTGGTGCGTGCGTCAGCGGCCTGAAGGGTGGCATGGGTAATGCCCTTACCGGACTGCTAAACGGCACTCAATCATTAAGCGAGGTTTTCGCCAACCTGGGAAGTAGCATACTTAACACCGTTGGCAACAAACTGTCAGAAATTGCCGCTAACTGGATAGCAGATCAATTGATGATGGAAACGCAAAGCAAGGCTACCCAGGCAAGTACAACGGCTGGCGCAGTAGCGGCACAAGGCCAGATTGCAGCGGCGGCGGCCCCAGCGGCGGCGGCGACTGCGGCGTCAACTGGTGGTAGCTGGGCGGCGGCTGGTGCTGCGGCGCTTTCTGCGATCATGTCGCTGGCAACGTCAATCTTTGGTGGCGGGCGTTATAATGGTGGTTCTGTTAATGGTGGCAGCCTGTATCGCGTAGGTGAGCACGGAATCCCAGAGCTATTCCAGACGAGCAACGGGCGTCAGTATATGATTCCTGGCGAGAATGGTAGGGTAATTCCTGGCCGTGATCTCTTCAGCGGCGGCGGCATCAATATGCCTGTTAACATCACCGTACAGACCACAAACGGATTTAGCGACGAAGACAGTCGCAGACTTGAACAGACGATGGAACGCGTCGCGATGAAAATGATGGCAAGGGAATCGCAACGACCCGGAGGAATGTTGCAACCTCGCAGGAAATAAACAAAACCCCGGTACAATGCCGGGGTTATCTTTATTCAATTTCATCATTTTTAAATTCGCCGTTTGCATAAAGCTGTAATGCTCTTATTAGTTCGTCAGCTTGCTTTTGGTCTATTACAATCATCTCGCAGTCGCTAACGATCCATAATCTCCCGTCATCTTCAATACTAAGATTAATACTTCTGCATTCTTCAGTCTCATGAATAACCATTGTTAACCTTCGTCATGTTATTGATTTCGTGAATAAATTTACTCAAATCTTGTATATCCTCTCTCAATTTTCCCTCCGTGTACACTTCTGGCAAATACCGCGTCAGTATACCTGAAAAATGGGCATGTATATGTATCCCCTTTACTATCCATATATTTTAGCACCCAGGCTATGCGTTTTACGTTGCTTTTATTTGCCGGATTTTTCATTTTGTTTTCCTCCGCAACATTCAAATCCGTGTCACTTGTGAGCACCTTTCACCCCACAGTGCCTGTTATATTCCAGGTGGTCAATAATTAACCACATCTTTAAATCTTCGCTGAATAACCGCCAATCGGGGTTGATGTCAAATTTATAACCGTAGCCATCGCGTAATTTTTTGGGGTTGGCCTCTTTTTTCAGGAAAGCATTTAATAAAGCCTTGCCCTTTTTGATGATCCGGTCCTGTGCGTTTTTCTGTGCTTTCAGGTTTTTACCAATCATTACCAATTTCATAACCCACCCCGCAATCCATTAGTTGACCACTTTCAGGAAGAAATCACGGTATTCATCTTCTTTTGCATTCATCATGAATTGACCGTATTTGAATGCATCATCAAAGCCCTTCACAATCGCAACTTCCACCTGTTCGAATGCTTTGTTCAGCATCACAACCACATAGCGTTCCATATTGCCCCCCTTGTCGGTACTGCTTTTTCTTCTTGCTTACTATATACATCTTGTCACGCCTTATGTGAAGCCATTTTGTAAACTGGTTATAATTCTTGTGATGAATTTCTCATTTTTCGCGTAGAGGCGCGTAAAGATGTATGCAATATGTAACTTATAGGGGGAATCATGCCAGAAGTTTTCAGATGGACGCCGCAAAGAAGCTACAGCGTGACCAGGGAACCAAATGTGTCTGTCGTTAAACTTGGTGATGGTTATGAACAGCGCCAGGCGAAAGGGATTAACACGTTGCTTGATAGTTACACCCTGGTTTTCAAAGGCAGTAGCGCGGGATGTGGTGATGGTGGAAACGTGGCGATCCAGGCCGAAGCATTTTTGAGGGCGCGCGGCGCTGTCGAGGCGTTTTACTGGACTCCATCGATCGACGGGGTGCAAAGGCTTTTCGTTTGCCGTAGCTGGAGCATGACCAAAGACGGGCCTGTGTACACGCTAAACGCAACGTTTGAACAAGTTGTTGGCTAATGGGGGTTGTTATGTACGGGACTTGTGTAGTTGACAAAACTTACGCTTTTACATTGTTTGACGACTATGAGATCAACGACCTTACTGTAAAAGCTGACAACGGCGATATATGGTATCTTCACGACGTTGGCGATGGGTACGTGGGGTGTAGATCCCGGGAAGGGAAGGAGGTTTTATTTTTGGTTGATGGCGTATAAACACGACCCCGCGAGAAGCGGGGTTATTATTATTCCATTTCCATTAATGCTATATTTTCCGCTATCGTTTTCCAGTCCAGATCTACAGCATGAACGCCAAATACTATCAATCCCATTATTATTAGCGCCAAAACTTCTATTTTCATAATCTGTCACCTATAAGTTATCACGCAGATAATTAACGCCCTTATCCGTGACGAATGAATGGTTAACCTGGTTTTCATCCGTCATGATGATGAATAACTTTTCCTGTAGGTATTTCGCTTTCGGGTACAGCGTTAAACAGACCTGGTACAGTATCCCGCGCTCAATCAGCAAATCAATAAATTCGTGTTCATGATAACCAACTAGGCGGGCGGCCTGTTTCAACGTGTACACATAATCGCCGTGATTGCGCCGCCCCATGTTGCCGCCTTATTTATCGAATGCGCCCAGGTTATCAATGCAGAAGTCTTTCGCCGCTTTTTCGTATTCGCGTTTTGCCTCAGGATCGTCAGCCGGGAAGCCTTTTGCGTGGATTTCACCAGGGCAAGCCTGATCCATAGAGCCTGCAAATTCAACATTGACGTTAAAGTTAATATCTTTCGGGTTCATGTTTTCCACCTCATCATTTACCTGCACCGGATTAGCAGCATATTTCACTGGATGGCCTAAACTACATTCAAGAATCCTTCCTTCTTCCAAAGCTGCCTCTTCGCTATCAAATAATCCGAAACACTCCTTGCAACCACTTAACCACACATCAAGACTATATTTTTGCATTTCGTTAACCTCTCATTTGACAGGTTCGATCCTGTACCCCAAAACGCGATCGTCTTCAGCAAGTAAAAGCGCGTCAGTCAGTGCCTCGCCTTCATCCTTATACAGAGCTACAGTCATTTTCCTGCCATCACTAAGGAACACCGTCAACCTCCACACCTTATCATCCACCTCACACCTCCGCGCCATTTTGTTAACCATGCTTCCTTTTGAGTACAATATACGTATTGTAAAAAACGCGATCAACCGTTTTGGTATGATTTAGCGTGATGGCGATCACAAAATGACAAGGTGATAAAATGCGCACCATACCTACAGAAATGATTATTGATTCCGTCGATGCCGGAGTCGGCGCGGTAATTGACCTGTTTGAATTAGACCTCACACCCCTGGGTGGCGAGGTTATCCGCTTCCATTCCGGCGCGAATGGTTATTACGGCCCGGTTATCTGGAAGGGAGTGACTTACAACAGCTACCCAATCGAGGCTACTGGCTTCGAAATGAAAAACGAAGGCGTTTACTCGCGCCCGCAAATGGTAGTAGCCAACATTGGCGGGCTAATCACCGGGATGAACAACGATTTTAACGACCTGCGAGGAATGAAGGTTACGCGCCGCCAAGTGGAAGTAAAATACCTGGACGCCGTTAATTTCCCCAACGGCAACCCGGATGCAGATCCATCTATCGAGGCTGTATCTTTTTACGTCGTTGAGGCGATGAGCGAAGAAACAGCCGACCAGGTGCAGTATGAACTGTCAACGCCAATTGATGCTGACAAGGCGGTTATTCCTGGGCGCACAATCCTTGCTGACGTTTGCCAGTGGCAATACCGGGGCGACGGTTGCGGATACAGTGGCGGCCCTGTAGCTACAGATAAAGACGAATCGACCAGCGATCCAAAGCTGGATAAATGCAGCCACCGCCTGAGCGGTTGCCGTTTGCGTTTCCCGCGCCCCAATCCGTTACCAATTTCATGTTTTCCCGGATCAAGCAAGGTCGGTTAATTATGGCACTTGAAGATAAAATGATTCGCTATGCGGCAGCCCACCCGCGCGAGGAAGTGTGCGGGCTGGTGATAGATAACGATTATTTTTACCCGTGCGCTAACGTGTCTGAAACGCCGCACAACAGTTTTAAAATCTCTCCTGACGATTATATCAAAGCTGACGAATTGGGCGTTATAACAGCTGTTTTCCACTCACATACTAATGATTCATTGGTGTTGTCAGCGCGGGATCGACAACAGCAGGTTATTTCCGGCCTGCCGTGGTTTTTGTGCTCCGGTGGCAGGGTGAGAAAATTCCGCCCAGTGGCGCACCTGTTAGGCCGTAAATTTGAGCACGGGAAAACAGACTGTTATTCGCTTTTCCGTGACGCCTATCACCTATGCGGCGTGGATCTGCCTGACTTTGAACGCCACGACGGGTGGTGGCTGCGTGGGGAAAACCTGTACATAAAGAACCTGCCATTGAACGGGTTTTTCATGGTTGACGCGCAAAGCATTCAGCCCGGTGACGTGATTATCCGCCAGCCGTTTAAAGGCGCTGACCCATGCCACGCGATGATTTACCTGGGCGATAACACTGTTTTGCATCATGACAATGCCGGACTGTTAAGCCGCCGCGAGCAAATGCGGCCCGCGTATGTTCGACAGACCAATTCAATATGGAGATCTGACAAATGCTCAAGTTTAGATTTACGGGCAATCTTCGAAGATATTACGGCAAGGTGTGTTTGAACGTTGATACGCCAGCGCAAGGTCTTAACTTATTGGTTGCGCAGAATCATGAGTTCAAGAAGGCGTTTTTAAATACCCCTTTGCGCCTGAGGATTGCCGGGAAAGATTATGACGAAAAGACCGCGCCCGCAGCGGTTAACAGTAAATACCCGGACGGAACCACAGTCATTGTTGCACCAGTTGTGGAAGGTGGTATTGCGGGGATTGGCGTTGTAGGCTGGATTTTGATTGGTGTTTCGGTTGTTAGCGTTGCATTCTCGATCTTTATGTCACGCAACATGAAGATAAAAACATCAGCAGAAAGCGCACAAGATAACACCATATCTAACAACACATACACCAGCGTTGAAAACAAGGTAGGCCAGGGTAGACCAGTGCCGATCCTGTTGGGTGAAATGAAAATAGGTTCAAATGTCGGGTCGTTAGGCATAGACACAAGTAACAACAGAGACGCCCTTGACGTTGTAAGTTAACAGGAGAAAAACCATGAGTAGCGGCGGCGGCAAAGCCAAAACACCAACACTATTAAACGATAACCTGTTCCATAAACAGTTCTATCGCGTTTTGGACATTCTCAGCGAGGGCCCAATCTATGGACCTGTAAACCAGAAAGCGCCATTAAACAGCGTAATGCTTAATGACAGCCCAATCACTGACGCCAACGGTAATACATCAGTCCCCGGCGTCAGCGTGGCGTGGCGTAATGGTACGGCAGACCAGTCACCAATCAACGGATTCAACGCCATTGAATCAACCGTTATTGTTAACGCAAAAGTGACTTACGATACACCAATAATCCGAACCGTTTCAGATCCAAACGTTAACCGCGTAAGGCTGAATCTTGGTGTCGATTCTCTGGTTCAGTCAGATGATAAAGGCAATCAATACAACACATCTGTTACGTTGGCTGTTGACGTTAAGCCTTCATCATCAACAACATGGTCAATTGTTAAAGGCATTACCATTGGCCCTGGTAAGCAAAGCGGCGAGTACATGGAAGCGCATATCATCCAGGCACCGGATGAAAAACCGTTTGACATCCGCGTTCGTCGCATAACGCCAGACAGCAAAAGCGATCTACTTCGCAATGACACCAGGTGGAGCAGTTACAGCGAGATAATCGACGATAATTTATCTTATCCTCACACCGCTGTAGCAGGCGCGGTAATTGACCACGATCAGTATACTGACACGCCGACACGTACCTATCACATGCGCGGTCTGATTGTTGACGTGCCTGATAACTACGACCCGGAAACGCGCACATATTCAGGTTTATGGCTTGGTGGCTTTAAAAAGGCATATACCAACAACCCTGCATGGCTTTTCCGGTATCTGGTTAAAAATGAACGCTTCGGGCTTGCCCGCCACGCTGGTTACATCGACGTTGATGACGGCGCACTGTATACGCTTTCTCAATACTGCGACCAGTTGGTAAACGACGGTTACGGTGGCCTTGAACCACGCATGACGCTTAACGCATACATCACTGAGCAAATGAGCGCACGCGACTTGCTGGACAACATTGCGGGCATGTTCCGTGGTATCGCGTTATGGGACGGGCAGCGCCTTACTGTGATGATTGATGCGCCTCAGGATCCAATTGCCACCATCACGAATGCTAACGTCGTTGATGGCGCGTTCACTCGTTCAAGTATCGCTCGCGCAGAATCTTACAACGCCGTGATCGTATCATGGACTGACCCGGAAAACGGTTGGGAACAATCAAAAGAATACGTGGCAGATGATGAACTGATCGCCCGCGATGGTTACAACGAAACCACGTTGGAGGCTTTTGGTTGCACATCACGCGGGCAGGCGTACCGCGCAGGCAAATGGCTGATAGAAACAGCAAAACGCGAACCCTCAAAATTCACGTTTAAAATGGCCCGTGACGCAATTCACTTCACCCCAGGGGATATTATCGAGATACTCGACAATAACCGCGCAGGCGCTCGTTTAGGCGGTCGCATCGTGGCGAATAACGGGAAAGTAATAACTGTAGACAAGGTTGATTCTGACCTGGTGGCGGCTGGTGACACCATCAGCTTGCTGGACAGCGATGGCAAGTTTAAAAAACATCAGATCACTGGGGTTAACGGAAACAATATTACCCTTGCGGCAGCGCCAGCATGGATCCGCAACGGAACCGTATTCGCCGTGTCTACTGAATCTGCAAAACCGGTTCTGTGCCGAATTACCAGTGTAGCGGAAACCGAAAATAACAGCGTGTACACCATTGAGGCTGCACAGCACGATCCGCATAAACAGGCTGTAGTTGATGAAGGTGCAATCTTCGAGGTAAACAACGACACGCTTAATCACTTCCGCGTTCCGAACATCGAAAACCTGAGGGTGTTAAATGTTGGTTCTGAGACGGTTCAATGCCGCGCAACGTGGGAAACACAGACAACAACGCATCGCCTGACCTTTGAAATCCGCGTATATAACGCAGATGGGCGTGTAGTGGCAACTTATGAAACCACGAATTACCGTTATGATTTCTATGGCCTCAACGCTGGCAGCTACACGCTTGGTATTCGCGGGCGTAATGACACTGGTATGAAGGGTGCGGAAAGTATTGTTGACCTGGTTATTGGTGCGCCAGCGGCCCCGATTGGAGTCAACTGGATTCCGGGCGTCTTCCAGGCAACAGTCTACCCGATCAGCAAAACAACGCTGACCACTGATACGGCATATGAGTTTTACTACTCAGGTGAGAATCAGATCACAGACCCGTCAAAAGTAACCACGCTGGCGCAATTCACCGGGCGCGGCTACCAATGGACTTTTGGCGGCATGAACACGGGCCACACCTATTACGTTTATGTGCGCACGCGTAACGCTTTCGGTGTGTCAGACTTCGTTGAGGCATCAGGTAAACCGACTGAAAACTTTGACGAAATCAGCGACTACGTGATGAAGGACGTCATGGGGTCAGAGCAGTTCAAGGGCATGATTAGCGATATTGAAGATCTTGGCAACCGCGCCGACCTTATCGAAAGCGCTACAAATGACCTTAAAGACGCTACTGACAGCCTCAAAACTGCAACTGATAACCTGACAAACATCACTGACGATTTAAGGGTTGACACTGACAACCTGACAAACATCACTGACGAATTGAGGACTGATACGGACGGCCTAATCACAGAAACAGGGGCCATAAAAGCTGACACGGACACACTGAAAAAAGAGACGGAAGATCTTTACAAAAAGGTTGGGGAAAACGCCGACGATATTGGACAGCATGAGGCAAGAATAGACTCTCTGGAGGTATCCAGCGAAAAAGTTGGCAGTGAACTGGCGCAAGCAAAAGCAAGCCTGCAAAACGCGTCGTTGGCACTTATCAACAACTCCCTTGCTCAGACCAACACGCGGGTTACTCTCACTGCACAGTACAAGAAAGGCAGGACAGAGACGAAGGCTGAAATTGACCGCATTGACAACGTTATTGCTGATGAGAAACAGGCCACGGCTGAATCTCTGAAAACCATCACGGCAGAAATGAACACGATGGATTCCAACCTCAAGGGTCAGATCTCCAGCGTGGAACGCGCAGTAGCTGACGAAACCAGTGCCCGCGCCGAAGCAATTAACGGCGTGAACGCATCAATAAGCAATCTCGACAAGAAAACCGATGCCAGCGTCAATAGACTTGATCAGGCTATTGCAGACGAAACGAACGCCCGCACACAGGCAGTCAGTGACGTTAACGCAAGCATTTCAGCGCTTGACAAGAAAACCGACGCCAGCGTTAAACGCCTGGATCAAGCAATAGCAGACGAAACCAGTGCAAGAACTGAAGCTATCAGTAGTGTCAAAGCAAGTATTGACACGCTTGAAGGTAACACCAATTCGGCAGTTAAACGCCTTGACCAGTCTATTGCTGACGAGGTCAGCGCCCGCGCCCAGGCTGTGAGCGATGTGAAAGCATCAATAAGCAACCTTGAAAGCAAAACAGACGCCAGCGTTTCCAGACTCGATAAAGCAATAGCAGATGAAACGCAGGCAAGAAGCGACGCAATAACAGAGGTTAAAGCTGATTTAACAACGCTCGAAAGTAACACAAACGCCAGCGTAAAACGCTTAGACCAGGCTATTGCTGACGAATCAAGCGCCCGTGCTCAGGCTATATCTGGAATCAGCGCCGAGCTTGGCAAGGTTGAAAATAACGTTGACAAGAACAGCGACGAAATAAGCCAGACCAAAGCAAGCCTGCAAAACGCATCTATTGCTCTGATTAACAACTCAATCGCTCAAACCAACACGCGTGTTACGCTTACGGCCCAGTACAAGAAAGGTCGCAAGGAAACAAGCGCGCAGATTGATCGTATTGACAGTGTTATCGCTGAAGAGAAAAAAGCTACAGCCGAAGCAATCGGCGTGGTAAAAGCATCGATCACGGATCTTGATAAGAAAACCGATGCCAGCGTTTCACGTCTCGATAAGGCTATCGCTGACGAAACCAACGCACGCAGCCAGGCGGTGAGCAACGTTAACGCAAGCATTTCAGCGCTCGACAAGAAAACCGACGCCAGCGTTAAACGTTTAGATCAGGCTATTGCCAACGAAACCAGCGCAAGAACAGAAGCTATCAGTGGAGTGAATGCGAGCATTAACACCCTCGAAAGCAACACTGAATCCGAGGTTAGCAGACTGGACCAGGCGATTGCTGACGAGTCCAGCGCCAGAGCACAAGCCATCACTGGCGTGAACGCATCAATTTCAACCCTTGATGGCAAAGTGACAAGCAACGTTAACCGTCTCGACAAGGCCGTCGCTGACGAAACGAAGGCACGCACTGACGCGATAAGTAACCTTAACTCATCGCTTACCAGTACGATTAACTCGAAGGTGTCTGAGGTATCAACGGCGCTTTCTACGCATGAGGCATCAAGCGCGGAAAAATTCGGCCAGATCTCAGCGTCTTTCGATTCTGTAAACTCAAGTATTACAGAATGGTCACAGACAATGGCAACGGCTGACGAGGCATTATCAAGCAAAATCGATCAGCTAACAGTGACCGTTAACGGGAACACAACAGCTATACAGACTACTTCGAAAGCGTTAACCGACTTCAAAGGTAATGTCGATGCGACGTATTCCATCAAGCTGGCAACCGACAACAACGGCATGAAGTATGCGACAGGTATGTCGCTTGGGCTGACTGGCAACGGTACTAACGTCCAATCGCAGTGTATCTTCCTTGTTGACCGCTTCGTGTTGATGACGGCTGCAAACGGCACATATACAACGCCATTCTATGTGTCTAACGGTGCAATGTATGTGAAAGAAGCGTTTATTAAAGACGCATCGATCACTACTGCAAAAATAGCTCAGCAAATACAATCCAGTAATTACAGCTGGGAAAACGGTACAGGCTGGGCGATAAACAAAAACGGTGCAGCAGTATTTAACCAGGCAACAATAAGGGGCACGGTATACGCTAATGATGGGGTGTTTAACGGTACAGTGTACGCAACCAACGGTAAATTCTCAGGACAACTGGAAGCGAAGACATTTATCGGTGACGTTGCGAACATGTATACGGGATCTGACGTTAGCAGGTTACAAAATGGCGTATTGCAAAAAACAATTCAGTACTACGATACAACAGACGCAGCATACGCCCGACATGTTTGTGTCATAGCAAACGTTAAGGGCTTCGGCGGATGTACGATAAACATCAGCGGTTCGCAGAAACAACTTTCTATGACTGGCGAAGAGCGCCTTGTTATGCACGCAGCATCAGTAGCTAACAGGAGCGTTACAGTGATAATTAGTGTATCCGCTCAAAATAGTAAGGGGGCATATATAAACTCGCCGACTGTCATTGTGTCGCGCGGTTCTGGTACATTCTCAGGTTAAAAAACAACCCCGCTTCGCGCGGGGTTTTCTTTTAGTAGTTAGCTACACAGTTTGACGGGCTACCGATGCGGCGCATGTTGTGATCGAGTTCATGACACCATTGCCCAGTATACGGTAGCTTTTCAGTGTCATAGACAAGATGACCGCTACCATCATAGACAACATCCTGTGGAATCACTCCGCTGTTCGGCAGGTTATGCAATGCAGCCTCTTTGTCAACAGCACAACCAGTAAGAGCTACAGCCGCAGCGAACAAAACCACTTTGAATACGTTTTTCATCTTTGAATCCTCGCTCTTGTTGGTTCGTCCGGTTCATCCGGTGACTTAAATATCCGACAAAACCACATTTCGTATATTGATAAAAATCAACAAATACATTTTGTGTAAGCAGAAAATGCAACACAGATCACAAAATGGTAGAATTATTCCGTTAATTAACATTATGGAGTCATTGCGATGATTTACACAACTGGAACAATTGCCATCAACGGCAACACTGTTAAAGGCACGGGCACAAACTTCTCCGCGCCGCTTTCTCTCATTCGTGTAGGTTGCACGCTTATTGCTATTAGCAACCCTATCCAGATCTTTACCATTACTGAAATCAAGAGCGGTACTGAACTGTCAGTAACGCCAGCGGCTAGCCCTGCAATCGCTGCCGGGACAAAATTTAGCATTCTGCTTTCTGACTCGATCTCAGTTGATGGGCTTGCTCAGGATGTAGCGGAAACGCTTCGTTTTTATCAGGAAAAGGAAGATGAAATATCCAGCGCAATAGATGGCAGCAATATTGGCTTGGGGCCAGAGCCGCGAGATTGCACCGATATATCAGGCAATCCGTCTTCTTACGTTGGATTTTTGCGCATAAAGGAAACGACTAAGGGTTTTCCTTCCGTGGCGGCTGGTGAATCATTTTTGAGTGGATTTATCTGTCAACGAGACACAACGCCTTCATATACAGGCGTCTTTGTCGGCTGGTCTACGCGATCACTTTATACCTATACATGGATTGCATCATCAGGCGCGAACTGGACACGCCACGCACGCAAGGATGAAGTGGATCGCTTACTTCAAAGTGCTGGTTCCTCAAAAGAAAGTCAGTTATGGGACGGGGACAAGAAAAATTATATCTTCGTTAATAACACTGGGTGGGGTGCTTATTCAACAACTGGGGCAATTAAGTTAGGCATTATGTATGGCGGTACTGGTGCAGGAAACGCAGCAGAAGCCAGAAATAACCTAATGGTTATGCATGATGCAAAATCTTCCCTTAGTTCGACTCAGAATCTTGATGATTTAAAAGGAGACTCGGCAGGCTTTTATCATCAATATTTATCAGCAAACGCAAAACCTGAGTTAAATTACCCTAAACAGGTTGCGGGATCACTGTTAGTGCAAAAAACTGGCGCGGGTGACGCTAAGGGGTGCATCCAGACCTATTATGTGTTTAACGATGTAAAAACCAGCTATAGAAGGGTGTTTAACGGGGAAGGTTGGAGCGCATGGAAGAAAATTGTAGTAACAGAAAGGGTTGATGAGTGGGGAAGCGAGACGTGGATATATAACGCTGACAACTCTATGCGCATGGGTTTATCAGCCTCATTATGGGGTTGTTACAGCGACACGCAGAAAAAATGGATCCCGCTCGCCGTTGCTCAGGGTGGTACTGGTGCAACAAATGCAGAGACAGCAAGGGCAAACCTCGGCGTCGGGTCTTCAAATAGCCCGCAGTTCCTTAATGTTTCACTAAAAAGGGCTACTGACGTAACTACCGGGTGGGTTGCTGGTGGTCTTTTATCTAGCGCTTTGGTTGGTACAACAGGAACGGAGCGTGTTTATGGTGCTGTGTATCCAGAAACGCATCTTACTGAGCCTGATCAGCTAACAATGCATTTGAGAACTGGCGGCGTGAGCAAATACGCCAGCCTTACCGCGAACGGCGAATTTATAGCCGACTCTTTCAAAGCTAAGAACGCTCAACAGACAAGGAGAAATCTCAATATCCCAACCATAGGCGGTGGCGAGTTGATGACAATCGAAGCACCGGAAGGCGTTGAGGATGGGAAGTATTACCCTATAATTATAAACGCCAATTATTACAACGCTTACCTGACTGGCTATCAGGTCGATATTGTTACAGCGTCTGGCGCTGGTAGTTACCCAATGAACTGTAACACCTTTTCAGGGTATATAAGGACTGGCGGGTGGAGTGACAGAAAAGATGCCGGGTACGGTTTTTATAATCGCTATACCGACAAAGAAATCGCTTTACATTCTATCTGCAGTTCCAGCAAAGACAAAGAAAACTTGCTCTTTGTTTTTGTTGAAGCAAGGGCATTCCCTGTTAAAATGCGCTTGCCTGTAGGCGTAACAGTACAAGTACCAACCGCCCAGGTTGTATATAATAGTGGTAAAGATACAGAAACGATCATCCCGTGGGGTGTATCAGATCCTTTAGGTTCATATAAAAACCTACAGGTTATGTTTGACTTCAGGATGGGGCGTTGTGGTTTTTATTCCGCAACAACTGAAGGACTCCATTATATTTGTAGTGGTGCTCGCGTAGGTCTGTTTAGCGGGATTACCGTCGGCGAAGAAATATCTATGACGATGCCGAAGCTAACTATAAATGGCACGATAGGATCGTCTAAAGGTTACGCTGCAGAAACTGGCGCTGACTGGAACACGCAGCAGTCAGGTAGCTTAAACAATTTTAAGCCTATTGCGGGTAATGTTAATGCACCTGAAAGCAACGTTACATATGGCGGTTTTCATGTTGGATTTAGCGGTACACATGCCACCCAGTTCGCCGGGCGAAACTCATCATTCTATGCAAGAAGTTTTGAGGCGGGAGTTGATAAAGGCTGGCATCAACTTGCTACGCTTGACACAAAAAACTTATGGACAGGAGACAATCATTTTACTGTTCATTATGTCTTTGATAGCACGCACACACGTTTCATGAAACATCAGTGTTCCGCATCATCGACAGTGAACGCCAAAATAGTATCGTGGGGTGATAAATCTGTCCCGTTGTATTATGAAGTCATAGCGGCTGATACAAACAGTAGTGAGACATCATTGAAATCACTGTTTATGGCTAAATACCTCTCAGATGGTTCTGCCCAGTTGCAGGTAGGAGGTAGTATTACATGCACAACAGTTACCCAAACATCAGACCGCGATCTTAAAGACAACATTCAGGTTATAGGTGACGCTACCGAAGCAATCCGTAAAATGAACGGGTACACTTATACCCTTAAGGAAAACGGCCTGCCTTACGCTGGCGTTATCGCTCAGGAGGTCATGGAGGCGCTGCCGGAAGCTGTTGGATCATTTACTCATTACGGTGAAGCGTTACAAGGCCCGACCACTGACGGCAACGAGCTACGCGAGGAAACTCGTTACCTCAATGTTGACTATGCGGCGGTGACTGGTTTACTTGTCCAGGTGGCACGCGAAACAGATAACCGCGTAACCGAACTGGAAGAGGAAAACGCCAGCCTACGCGCCAACATTGCCGCAATGGATGAGCGTATCGCAAAACTTGAAGCGCTTGTCCGGCAGTTAACAGGAAGCGAAGAATAAGAGGTGATGTGCGAAGAACATCGCCGCGCGAAACGAGGCTTACGCCTCGTTTCTTTTTGTGTACCAAATTGTGACCAAATATCAAAAACCAAAAGCAAAAGCACTGTAACATACTGTTTTATAAGTGATTATTCACGGCGCTAACCATTCCAGACAGTAACGATTAGTGGTGTTCAATCCTGTTCATACTCGTTCACGGTTGATAAAAAATACCATTTAAATTCACTAAGTTACGCATAAATCATCATGTCGTGTGTTTAAATCCGTTCGATGGTGTTAATATCCGTTCAGATAAAAATGTGTACCAAATCGTGACCAAAAAAAAGAGGTATCAGAATGCTGACGGATACGAAATTACGCGCAATAGCAAACAAGCCATATGACGGCCCGAACGAGATAGCGGATCGCGATGGCTTGTCTGCCAGGATAAGCCCGAAGGGGAAAATCATTTTCCAGTTCAGGTACAGGTTCAACGGTAAACCTGTAAGGATGAAGATTGGCGATTATGGCAACATGACATTGAAAGATGCACGCTACGCGGTGGCAGAATACAAAGAGCTATTAGCGAAGGGGAAGAACCCGACTGTTTCAGTAAAGCAAGCGATAAATATTGAGCGTGGCAAATTAACAATAAGCGCCATTGTGAGTGACTATTTATCCCTGCCGAACGTTATTAAGCTGGTTGCATATAATGACGTCAGGAGCGCGCTTAAGCGCCACGTTGTCGATAAATTCGGTGAGTATATTGCCGATGATGTCAGCACGAAGCAATGGATGGATATATTTGGCGAGATCACTGCGGCGGGCCACGCGGTTACGGCTGGGCTGATACTTAAGCGAATGAAGATTGTTGTAAACAGCGCTATCCGGCGCGGGCTAATGACCAGTACAGCGATAAACAATATCAGGGTTGTTGACGTAGGCGAAAATTATGCGGTTGGCGAGCGTTATTTATCATGCGATGAAATAGGCCATTTCTGGCGAACGGTGGATGATTCGCAGATCTACCGTCAAAACAAGATAGCATTAAGGCTATTATTGCTAACTGGGTGCAGGGTGGGGGAGTTGCAGAAAATGAGAAGGGAACACCTCGACCTGGATAACGGGGTATGGACCGTCCCGGCGGCAGTGGCGAAGACAAGAAGTGAAATCAGGCGGGGATTATCAGATTTGTCGATAAAAATGCTCAGGGAGGTATTAGCCTCCCATGAGTATGATTATGTGTTCCCGCCAGTGATTAACGGCGGCAACAAGCCAGTAAACGCATCAGTGATAAAAGTAGCTGCAATCTTCGTGCGTAAAAGGATGGGAGGCAAATCATGGTCCTGTCACGACCTCCGCAGGACGTGCCGTACACACCTTTCAGCTATAGGTGTTCCGGTACATATCGCGGAAAAGGTATTAGGCCATTCACTCAGAGGAATACTGGCAGTGTACGACAAATATGATTATCTTGATGAACAAAAGGAGGCGTTAAATAAATTTGCGGATTACGTCTTATCCCTGGCTGGCGTTAATCCGATCTTATCAAAGAACCGCATTACATCCTGATAGCGGTACATGACGCCCCTCCCGGTCCCCAACACATCAACAGGGTCCGGGAATGGAGTTCCGTTTTCCTCCCACTTTTTACGCCATGAATAGAACGTTCCCCTGCTAATTCCCCCAAGCATACGGCAGATGGCAGGGCGACTAAGAAGAATTGTTGCCGTTTTATCCATTATCTTTTCCCCGTGTATTCAACGTGTCCGATACATCCATCAATAATAGCTTGCGCCATATTGCGATAATCGCACGAAAAATCATTGTCATGGTTAAAGTCAATCTCTTTTGCCGCGTCTTCACCCATAACTTTGATAGCAAGTGCAAACGCGATTTCAGCAAGTGCTTTTTCTTTCGGGTCAACATATAAAAAATAATTACAAAAACCCCAATCAATAGTATGTTCTTGCTGTTTACTGCCTTTTTCAGTGTACACACCGAATTTATCACCGACAAATTTAAACATTACAATCCCAACTAGATAACCATCAGGATAATAACATTCAAGCCACACGCCGCACGGCGGCTTTTCTCCTGGCTTCCATTCCGTTTTTTCTTGTTTCGTTTCGCAGTCACGGCGTTCGTCTTCGATTAATTCATCAACAACTTCACTTTCTTTATTCATGCCGTCATCATCCTTATTCGATAAATCATCGTATTTTTCAAATTTCCAGCTTGCAGCCATAACAGAATAAGTGCCGCCAGTGTCAGCGCGAATGCCCATTAAATAGCATGATCCAAAATTATATTCTGTGCGGCATGTTGTTACCTCAAACGATGGGTAACACTCAGGGTTAGTACGATGGCTAATCACGCCAATTACTTTAAGTTTATTCATTTTCTTATCCTCAATTACGCCACCGTTACATTGTCAACTTTGATAAAATATTCAGGATGGTTTTCTATTTCGTGCTGAAAGTGCGCGTGACATAATCGCCACTCACGCGCCTGATTGTGAAAGTAATAAACATATTCGCCATCAATCTTATACAAAATGCCTGTAGGTTTAGCCATGTAGTAACGAACCATTATTGCCCCCAGCGTTTTATAAATTCCTCGTTTAACTTCGTATCGCCAGACCACTGAACACCATGTTCAGCGCCGAACGAGTAGATCAGTTCGATTAATTCGCTAAATTCAGCCTTACTCATCCGGCTGGTTGACGTACCCAGCACAACAAAACCTGATTTATCCAGGTTAGGGACAACGCCATATTTCTTAAGCCCGGCAGTAAATACCGCTTTCCAATCTTCCGGCGACAGCTTTTTTCCGTACCAATTAACCTGATCGCTAACGTCTGTTAATAGCGCCCAAAGCAACGCATTTTGACTCAGTGAGCGTGTCTTCTCACGGATGGTAATTACCAGCGGGCTTTTGCTATCAGGCTGGATCTCTCTTATCTGCCTGATAGCGTTTTCTTTTACGGCGTCGTTTACTATTTCAAATCTTATTTGCCTCATGATACACCGTTACTATTTTTCCACTGTGCCCGCGCATACATGATCGCCCGCAAAGAAATTAGGCGCGAGCTTGTCATAAAAGCGCTTTTTAAGTACCTCATATCAACAACAACAGGCTTATCAGGATCGCCGCCGCGCATGTATTCCGCAATCGTGCTTAAGTCTTCCACGGTCAAATCCAATTCCCTGTTCATGATCTCCCCCTTACACAATACGCATTGTGTTTCGTAATTCACCGCGCAACGCCTGCAAAGCGTAACGAATCGGCACAAAAGCACGGTTAAATTTTACGTGCTTATACTTGCGCATTAGTGGAGGCGTATAAACCATCGTTCCGCAAGGATCGCGTGTGAATTTAAAGTGAGATTCGTCAATAAACGTTTCAACTGAATAAAAAATTACCCGTCTCATAATTCCAACCCCGTTTCACCGTTAAGTTTTTCAATCTCAAACACTGGTTTATCAGGTAGCAGGCCGTTATTTTTCCGGTATTCGCTCAGGCGGCTGTCAAAGTCAAACGCCAAATCATTAGCGTGACCGAATCGCCCAGGTTTAAACAGTGAGTAAAAGTTAACGCCGTGCCTATTTGGATCAACGCAAAGTGTTTCATCAATCACCATTAGGCGAAGAGTACGAGAAAGATAATTCCACGGGATACCAGTCTCAGCGCTAATGTCGCGCATACGTTTTTTAACGCTGTAGTCACCAAATAACGACGCAACACGCTCACGACGTTCAGCATATAACTGTTTAATGCGATAACCCAGCAGGCGGCGGCGGCGTCCAAAACATGTATACACGCGCTCGACGATGCCGTTTTTTATTAAGTGTTTAATTGTCTCAGGCATGATTCCGTCCTTATCATACCAAGCCAATAACCCTGTTTTCTGGCGTAACTGGTGCATTGTTGCGATGCCATCAAGTTCAAGGATATTGATAATTTTTGTTTCAATTTCAGCGCTCATTTTTAGCCTCGTTTAAAACGCGATAACAGCCACCAGAAAGCGGTAAACTTTCCGGCAAGCTGTTTGCTAATATTGATTAAAAAGATGCGTTATTCTGATTGTTTCGTTGGTTAAAACGGCTTGTGCGATGATTCATTGACTGAATGCACGCTGCGGCTGCGCGCGCCTGGTCGCATGGCAAGATATTACCGTTGTCATCAAACCGCTGGTAAACAGTTCCAGACTTACCATGACGGTTTTTTGACACAATGATTTCCATATATTCGCGGGCAACAGACTGTTCGTCGTAATATCCATCGCGGTAAACCATGATTATCCTGTCGGCATCTTGCTCAAGGTTGCCAGAATCACGAAGATCAGAATTATTAGGGCGCTTGTTTGGTCGTTCCTCAACTCGGCGTGACAATTGCGCCAGCGCCAACACTGGTACGCGCAATTCTTTAGCCATCATCTTTAACGACCACGATAATTGCCCCACGGCGAGATCGTGACGTTCGGCTTTAGCCAGCTTCATTAACCCGATATAGTCAATCATTACCATACCCAGGTTCGGGTGATCCTGCTTCATGCGTTCCGTTGTTGCGCGTATTTCCTCAACCGTTAACTGCGACGCGTCAACGATCCACACATCAAGATTAGCAAGTGCGCTCATACCCTGGCCGACATGCGCCCACCCCTCATCATCAAGTTTTACCGGATTGCGCAGGCAGTCAGTTGATAAATTGCCAGCGCCAGCTATAGCCCGCTCAGTCATCTGATCGAGTGACATTTCAAGCGTAAACAGCAAAACGCCTACCCGCTGACCTTCGCCGCCAGGGTAAGGGCGTTCGGCAGCCTCGCGGGCAATTGCAAGCGCCAACGCAGATTTACCAGACCCAGGACGTCCGGCGAGAAGCACCAAATCAGTAGCGTTAATGCCGCCTAACATTTCGTCGAGTGGTTCTATCCCTGTTTTGATGTTGTCAGAATTGACACCGCATTCCATGCGCTTGCTTAAAACCTCCGTGTATTCCTGTACCGCATCGCGCAACAGAACAGGAATGATCTTGTCTTTAGTTACTTTTAATTTTGAGTACCGGGAATCAAAATCTTTCATCGTCTCTTTGACGACTTCAAGCGTCCCCGTTTCCAGCTTGTAGCGCATATCGTCGATGAGTTCCAACATCTGCCGCCGCTGGTGCTCTTCACGTAGTAGCTGTGCGTATCCCTTCAGGTTGGCGGCAGAAGGACACGATCGCGCCGTTTGCATCAGAGGAACAAAGTTTTCATTCCCAATCTCATCGCCAACCAATAACGCGTCGATAAGATTCCTGTTTCTGGCTTGCGCCCGGATAACTTCAAACGCACGTTTGTAAAGCGAGATCGTGAACACTTCAGGATCCAGAGTGGCGAGAACATCTTGCGCGTTAGGAGTGAGGCCACCTAACAGCAGCCCGCCGATAACTGACGCTTCACGTTCCTGCCGTAGTGAGTTTATTTGCTCAGTTACCATTATGTCATTACCTCCGGTTTACAAAATGGAATATTCAGGGTAATAAACAAAGCGCCCAATTTCCCCATGATCCGGGCTGTAAATAATCACCGCTGCCAGCCGCCGCGACCGCCAGCCGCCATTAGTCGAATATGCGTCTTTGCCAGCTAACGTGCCGTGGTGTTCAACGATCCCCAATGATGTTTCAACAACAGATTGGTGATGTAGATGTCCAGTGTGAGCGTAAACAGCCGCCGACTTGCCGAAATCCTCACGCCAGTCAGATACGCAGGCAGACAACAAATTTTCAGGTTTTTTGATAGTATGACCGTGATGATATGCAAGGAATGTTTTACCGTACTGTGTGTGGTGGACAATAGCAGGTGATACATCAACCGTCACGCGCGGTTCATCTTCGTAAAAAGCCGCCAGCGCCGCACGTAGCCAAATCATGCCCGACTGATCGTGATTGCCTGATAACACCTGGATTTCAACATCTTTATGATTTAACAACATCTTTCCTACCGCCCGCCGGACAGACCGGATCGCCACATAAACAAGTTTTGCGTAGCGACTATCTTGATCAAGAATGTGCCCGCTTGTTGGCGTCACCGGGACCATACCGTCAGAATGAAGTAGATCGCCACCGAGGAGCAGTACTGCTTTTTCAGACATCGGAGCAGCGCCAACAGCGTAGTCAAAGAAGTCATTCAACACGCGCTCAGCGATCCCAGTATCGTAGCTCTCTCCGCATTCAGCTTTATGAGCAAGCGCCCCGATATGCAGGTCAAATACCGGGTAAAGTGCCAGGCTTTTTTGAAAATCAATTTCAGGCACTGGCACAGCCTCCGCGCGTGGTATTTCATCCGTGAAAGCGTCGCGGGCCGCTTCCATTAGCTGTTCCATTTCGTCGCGGTCACGGGCTGTTTTAATCCAGCGCATGATCACATTGCCGTTTTTATCGACTAGCAACGACTCGCCATTGACGCCAAAACCAGGCGCGCGGCGTGTTGATAATAAACCACGTTTCGCCAGTTTTGCGCCCAGGCGCTCGACATTGCGTTTAGACATGCCGTACTTCTCAGCAATCTGTTTGTACGTTAAACCGTTGTTGTATTCAGCGATCAATTGCTCATCGCTGATTTTTCTTTGCGACATAATGTTAATCCCTCCAGTTAACAAAATGTATACCTACTTACACGCAAAAAGTTCAGACACCCAAATCTGACCCTTAGCAGTAAATAGTGATTGGACGTAACCTTCAGCCGAACATTTTACCACTCCGTAGCCTTTGTCTACGAACCACTGCTTGAACATACGACCGCCTCGCTTAATCCGCGTATCGTAGACGTCGACCTGTTCAAGTTTTTTGTTGAGTTGCGTAGCAGTCATACCCAAAGGCTTGGCAACCTGTGTCGCGTTGCGATGCTGTTCGTTTCTTACAATCGCATCACAGACAGCCGCTTTTGGCGCTAATTCCTTGTTTTCCAGCGCCAGACGATCAACTTCCTTCTGTGCTAATAGTTTTTGCTCTACCTCATCCGCCCATGCGCGAGCCGCAACAACTGGGTCAGTGAAATCCGGCAAAGCTGGTTTAAAGCCGTAATGTCCATTTTCACGCAAAGCAGGGAGAACATCCTCGCACACCCAATCCTGGAAGCGCTCAGCCAATTCTACTTTTGATCGCATCACCAGGCGGTAAACATCTGATTCATGGATTAGCGTTACGCCTTGCGGGATTGGTTCGAAACCCAAATGTCGCATTTCACGACATTTTATTTTTATCAATGACTTACAATGCTTTTTAATGGCATCTTGCGGCGTAGCGTACCCAAGCGCCCGCGCCACATCCATTGCAACAAAAGCAGGTTTACCATCATAAATTACAGCAGTGATTTTATTGTCATCAAAATTAAAACACATCAACTCAGACATTGTAATTTCTCCGTAAAACGCGCTACAACGCAAAAATCCCACCGCGTAACCCGTTTGCACAGGTTGCAGTGTCTTATTGCGTCAGAGGCGCTTTCAGGTGGCTAATTTTTGATTTACAGACTGGTATGAAGGTTATGGATTGATAAGAAGGAACAAACCGCCGAACAAAGCGACGTTAACAGCGATTGCAGCAGCGATGGCAAAGGCCAGGGCGAAAACGTGTTTACCGTCCATTTTAAAATCCTCTCTAAAACGCTCTATAACGAGCTAGACCGCTAAAGATATGCAGTCGTAGCACCATGCGTGTTTTAGCTCGCCGGTGAGGTTGTTTTGTGGGTAATTTTGGATTTTTGCAGATCGTGGTTGGTCAAAGAGCGCCACATCGTGTATCACGTAGCGTTTTTGGTTTAAGCAGGAAATCAAGTGTCGCTGTGAAGCCATTGCCGAAGTAAAAATCTGAAGCCGTGTTTTTGAACGTTTCAAAGTAGGCGACAAAGCCGTTGATGCTTTTGTCTTTCAGGTAGTCAGTGAACGCATAAATCTTGCGTTCAAGATCCCGATCCAGTTCGGCAGGTGGCAACAGGCCATCAAACGTGCTGTTAAATGCCTCCACTACGTCGGCAGCGTTTGCAGTGGCTGACAGTTTGTGCCATTTTTCAGCGTCAGCCAGATACCCATCAAATTTAGTTACCCGGCAAATGTTTATAGGCTTAGGTGTTCCACCACGGCTACGCCATTGTGTTAAAGCCCACTCAATCACTAATGTGATTTCATCCTCCGTATACGCTTTACGTGTTTTTGTTTCTGTCAGTAGTTCTACGAATGGCTTTGCATCACGACATTTGCATCCTGCCTTGTCGTTGTAGAAGGCCAGGCAACGCAATGCCGCCAGATTAACCTCCCGATCTTCTTCGCTGATAGACCGGTCTTTTTCCAATACACGGAGTGTATTGTTTTTAATGTTCTCTTTACTGGTTATATATGACTGGTTAGGGTGACTCTGTGACACTACCCCCGGTGACTCTGTGTCACTACCCTGGTGACTCTGTGTCACTACCCCCGGTGTCATAGTGACACTACCATGCAATGACGGAAGGACTATTACATAGAAATTACTAGTTTGCTCTTTTCCTCCGATTAAATATCTTGGTTGTTTAATCAACAACCCTTTTTCACAAAGTGAGTCTACAGCCCTCATAGCTGTTCTTTTGCTGATCTCACACTCCTTTGCTATGTGATGGTAAGAAGGGTAACACTCGCCGTTATCATTAGCGTTATCAGCCAACTTCAACAGCACCAGTTTGTGCATTGGGTCGCCAACCTCAGTATGGAAGACCTCTACCATTAGCCGCATACTCATAAGCATTAACCTCATGACGAACTAAAACATTAACTGATAAACACAGAAGAAACCTGGCAGCTGGCTGATTAGGCCGCTTCTTTTCAGTTGATGCAGTGCAGAGATAGTATCGCGTAACGAAATTTCGCACATTTCCGCGATCTCTTCTGGCGTTACTTCGCTTTTGCCGTTGCATCCGGCCTTTGTTGCCAGTGCAATTAAGATGAGTTTTTGCGCCGGATCATTGTTATTCAGGCGAATATCAAAAGCCTTGCGCACGTAATACATATTCTTTTCTCCTATGGTTAGAGTGAACGCGCGGGCGGGCATCCCATTAGCATTAGATAGCAGTGACTGACCGCTCAACAGATCCCGCCGTTGCGTGATATTTGTTTTTCGCTTCGCAGCGACACCGGATTTTTAAAGAGCTTAAGGCGTCGGCCTTTTTGTGCTTTCCCTTATCTTTTTCCTTGCATCATTGCAAGTATGGCTTTACCTTGTCAGCAAGTTTACATAATGGCGCTAACAGGTCAAGGCTTGAAAAACACGTTTTGTGACTTGCATCAAAATTTTTTAGGTTATAGGGTAGCGACATGAAAACAAAATGGTATGACTTAGCAAAACAACTCATGCGGGCGCAGGGCATGAGCCAGGATTCATTGGCTGATCTTATGGGGATAACCAAAGGCGGCCTTTCTCACTGGCTGAACGGTCGCCGTGAGCCGAATCTTGAAGATATTGCGCGTATCATGCGGGCGCTTGGGCGTCGGCAATTTACTGTTACTCATGACGGAATGGTCATTGATGATTCTGTTTCTAACACGTTGTCGGGAGCGCCACCGCGTGATTTAGGCAGTTACCCGGTTGTTGACTGGAAGGATGTAGCAAACAATATGGAAGGCACACACCGATCAACATTGCCACACGTTGCTACTAGCGTTATTTGTTCGGATGATAGTTATTGGCTGGTTGCTAAAGGTGAATCAATGAACGCACCGCAGGGGTTAAGCATCCCGGCGGGGACTATGATACTCGTTGACCCGCACGCGCCAGCTATTGACGGAAAACTTGTTATAGCACAACTGGAGGAAGGGCAGATACCTACGTTTAAACAGTTGATTATTGATGGAGGCCGAAAACTTTTGCGTTCACTGAATCCGTTGTATCCGCCGATCCCTATGAATCCAGAGTCAAAAATCATTGGCGTGGTTGTTGATGCGAAGATCGTAAACCTGCCATAAACATTAGCCGCCTGGTGGCGGCTTTTCTTTGTTCGAAAAAACACCAAAACGTAAACAGAAAACGCTATTTATTGTTTAAATATCAATAGTATATAAAATATTTTAAAAAAGTATACAAAATGGATTGACTCGGTGTTTTACGGGGCGTATATTGCGAATCAAAGGAAGGGAGCAGGCAACAAAAGCAACTTCCTGGCACTTTAAAAATCAGGCTTAACACCTTGTCAACCGTGGAGTAACTCCCCGATGGGGGACCGAAAGCGGCACTGATAACAAGGCGCATGGGGTGTTTAAAGCGTTACATCCCCCACGAAACCGCACGCAAGGCGACGAGTCAGCTTGCTTGGAGTGAGCAAGGTCACGCCGGGAACGGCGATGATTGCGGGATTAGTTGAAAGATGTTAAGCCGCTCATTAACAATCTGGTCAGCCGCTGGAAGTGCGGCAATTAACGAAGATGATTTTTTATTAAGTATCATCAAGGATATACGGAGATCAGATTATGAGCGTTACAATTATATATGGTAAATGTGATAGCAAAATAAATGCCAGGGAACGCAGAAGGATAAAAAGAGAAAACGAAAGAAAATCATCACCTGCAATTAATAAAACTGACAATGTGGAAAAAGCCATTCGAATGGCAAGTGACGAAAGATGCAAGCCAGATGGCAAAAAAGAACGTCGCAAAGGATCAGTAAAATGGTATACGGAAAATGAAAGTGGCAGCTACTACCACGCAACGCAACCACGCCATTTAGGGGAGAAACCCCTGGATAAAGTCCGTTACCATTAATACAAAATGTAAACATTCGGAGGTTACATTATGGTTATCGAGGCGCTTCAATTCAAACTGGCAGTAGCGGAAATGCTTCACGATGCCGAAATGTGGAGCGCCGCGAATAAAGCCTTATACATAGTGTTAACAGCGAAGGAGATCAAAGAGTGAAAACAGAGTTACACAAAAAGCTGTGGACGATTCAACAAACGTTGAACGCGCCGAAAAATCAGCGTAATAATTTTGGTGGGTACAATTACAGGTCGGCGGAGGATATTTTGGAGGCGGTTAAGCCACTTCTTCAAAATATAACGCTGACTGTTAGCGATGAAATCGTCCTGATCGGCAATCGCTATTATGTGAAAGCCACGGCTACACTAAGCGACGGCGAAGATGAAATTGCGGTAACTGCTTACGCCAGGGAAGAAGAAAGCAAGAAGGGAATGGACGCAAGCCAGTTAACTGGCGCGACATCAAGTTATGCGCGTAAATACGCGTTGAACGGATTGTTCTGCATTGACGATGCGCGAGATCCTGATACTGACGCATACGCTAAGCAGACAGGCCAGCAGCCTCGCCAACAGAAAAACCCACCAAAACAACAAACTAATCAGAAACCACAGCAGCAGAAAGCGCCGCCAAATCCTGATGAAGTGTTAGCGCGTTTCTGTGATGCGGCAGCGAAAGCGCCGGACGCTAACAAGTTACGCGAGATCTTCGGAAAGTGCTGGAAGCTACTTCCTAAAGATTCAGAGCAGCAACAGAAAGCTAAAGACGTTTATGATATTCGCTTAAAAGAGCTTAACGGGGAGATCGGTTAATGAGCTTAAATTCAATCATGCTGGGCGGTAATATCGGAAATGATATGGAAGTTCGCTACACGCAAAACGGTAAAGCTATTGGTAGCTTTCCGTTAGCTGTAACGAATGGCTACGGCGATAATAAGCGGGTAATGTGGATCACTTGCCTGGTATTTGGCGAGCGTGCGGAAAAATTAGCGCCACATATTCGTAAGGGTGGAAAAATAGTGGTAAGCGGTCGCCTGGATGTTCGGCAATATGACCGGAACGACGGCACGAAGGGGACGGCGGTTGAAGTGGCGGTTAACGAATTCGAATTCATGAACGTTAACCAACAAGGCCAGCAGCAAGGCCAGCAGCAGAAAGCGCCGCCGCAGCAGCAGAATAATAACGGGAATAATGCGCCGCCGATGGACCTCGACGACGATATTCCATTTGCTCCTATTGGGTTACAATATGGAAAAAGCAGAATCCACGCATTATCTTAATGCGCCACCGATTCCGCGAACAAAAGAGCAAGTTTTAAGAGAAGCCCGTGATCAAATCGATCGCGGGCTTTTTTTATGCGGCACGGCAGCGGAACGAATGGCGAAAAGATTTAGTGACCTGTACGCAAAGCAAATATGGTTCGACAACTGGCAGGCAAGTTTTTACCCACTGCAAAGAAAACCGGATATGCATTGGCCTGAATATGTCGATCCACGTATGCGCAAATATCGCGGGCGTATGGGCCAGGTCATTAACGATTAATGAGGTATCAAATCATGATCGAAGAAAAAGAAGTTGATAAAGAAGTGCCTGACACGGCTGATGACTTTGTTACTTTTGACGGCGGTCTGTATGAGTTCGATACGTCGGCTGGGTGGACGGATAAGTGGCCGCAATTAACAAAACAGGAGCTTTTAAGCAGAAACAGTTTTGGTAATGACAAAGAACGGCTGGCTAATAACAAATGGCTTGATAAGTTCATTGCGGAGGGTGGCAAATGAAAAAGATTGCAATGTTATCCGCCGCCGTTGCTGTGGCGGCTGTTTACCTTATTGCGTCACTTTATATCACTGTGGCGATTGTTAAGCTGATTACTGACATGTGAGGTTTATATGCGAGTCGACAAAAATACTGTCAAGGCTGTTTTCTGCGTGGTCGCTTTCGTCTTCATGGTGGTAATGGCTGGCGCGACTGCGGCAATTATTAGCTATATCGGCGGGGTGATGTGATGCCATTCATGAATATCAAAACGGGCGATCTGGTCGTGCTCCCGGAATACCGTAAAGACCCTGGTCTGGTTGTGCTGAACAAGACATATAACGATCTTGAGCGCCCGATCCTGGTTAAATATCTAGATGGAACAATTATAGAGCCGCGTTTCTTCGACAAGATTGAACTGAAGGCCCGCAATGTTCGCGTTAAGCCGTTCCGGGCTTATGTTGAAAACCACTGGCGGAAATTGTTCGCCGGACTGAATGGGATGTTCGGCGTATGGCTATAAAATTGGTGAAAGTTAAAGATTTAAAAGGCGGCGAAAAGATCCGTACGTGGTATGGGTATAAATTTATCATAGCTGCCTTTTCTTTTGGGCCTGGTGGTCAGGTAACATTATTTGACGAGGAAGATGATGAGGTGGGTCAATGGCATCTTGAACAATATGTTGAGGTGTTAAATGAAAATTAAATTCCATAAAGCATATGATAGCGAAACAAACAAGCTATCACTATTTATCGAATTCGAACGCCGGATCGTGGTTGTGCCCTGGGCGCGGCGCTTTAATGACGCCGCCGGACGTAGACAATTCGCGGTCGATATGCTGTTACGCGGCTGCGGCCTTATGCGTCCGCTATCTGATTTAAAACGAATGATGCCGGGATCGTTCGGTCAGATTGATGAAATAGAAATAAGCCCGGAAGAACTGAAACGGGAGCGTGATTTATTCCTTTCAAGCGAAGGAAACCCGTTTAATTCAGAAACAGAAATGAAATGGCATCACCCACTATAAAAGGATAAATATCATGAAAGACATCAAAACAGCTTATTCACTCGGCAGCGAAGGCATGTTAATCACTCGCTACACTGAAGACGCAAGTTTTCATGAAGTGGAAATTAAAGATTATCACGAAGTATTGAAAGATATGGAATCTGGCAAGTATGACGCCGATTTGAATCTGGCGTTACAGATTGTTGATATTGTGATGGACGCGTCGATCCGCGATTATGTGTCTTTAAACGCTGAAGAAAAAACTGCCGTAGCTCGCTATGTCTTCTGCCTTACTTTCGTAAAGCGCATGGAAGAGGAGTATGGTCGCGTGCCAGTGCCGGAAGAAATTGACCCGCTGGCGTTCGGAAGTGCGGTTATTTTCCCGTTAGATAAAAATCATATGGGTAGCGTTGCGCTGTATTCTATGCGCGGCGTAATGAAAAAAGTATTCGAGGCTAAAGCGTTACAGAAGTGTATTGATGAAGGGCACACAGAGGAAGAAGTAAAGGCGATCATGCCATTATTTTACGGCGAAATGGTTGGCAATAATATGCGCGCAAATGATTTAGGTGTACAGGCAGCTATAGCCGTGCTTAATGACGCACGGAAAGACGCACAGCCAATGCCAGAACCTGAAAAACGCGTACTTCATTGACATCGTGATTGCGATCACATAAATATACGTTTTGTATTGTGATCGCGAATCCGTTTTGTGAACTGAAATCAAAAGGTTTACGGTGCGGAGGGAAATAAGATGGCCCGCGAATTAATGCTTTATTGTGTTGAGGGTGGAGTAGGTCACGATGCCTACGTCGCCGGGAAAGGCTATCCAGCCGATGAAGTGCTTTCTAATATGCACTTCAGAGAAAATGAAAGCCAGGTGTCTGTGTGGAAACGGTGCGTTGATGGTATTGAAGTTGTAAGTATCGAACGGTATTTGGGCACGTTTGATTACGGTGTTATTGAGGCTTAATTATGGACGACACATTGTTTTATATGTGCTGTTGCTGGGGTTTTATTGCCTTATGCCTGTTTATCAGGTGGTTTATTGAATACCATATGAGGTGAGGCATGGAACAGAAAACTGATTATAGAATACCTGACAACCTGACGTTGGTTGGCATTGGTTTTGGTTGTCGTTTTGTATCTGACACAAACGGGAAAATTTATTTGGTGCGCATCATTGATGGCGTTCAGCATATAAGAAGGCTAGGACTTTACATCAAAGCATTCAGAAGAGGTTACTTAAAAGCTCATGAAGTTTAAACAGTATAAAGACTGGAAGATTCCAGAATCAGCAACAAAGGCAGCGCCCGGAATATTTTCGGGCGTTTATTTTTATATGGAAGGTAAATGGTATTTCGGCAGCAGGCCGGATCACTATTATCAAGAATTATGCAAGCCTCATACATGGGACATTAAAGAGCGCGTGCAAGGCGGTGTAATAGACGAGGTTTAAAATGGTTAAAATCTTTTTAAACTGGTTAAAGGCGTGGCTTTTGGCTACGCTTTCTGTTTTTTTGGTGTTCAGCGGCGCTATCGTTATATTTACGCTGGGTATGATGTTTGTTACATGGTCAGTACCTGAATTTAACGACATTGAAAGTATTCTTTTTACTGTGCGCGCTTTATTGGCTGGTAGCGCATTCATCGGTTTTTGCCTTACCGTTTCGCAGGATTGGGATGAATGGTGATCCTATGGCTTTGTTCAATATGTCAGAACTGCAATTTAATGCCGTAAAAACTGCCGCGCGTGCGGCGCTTTCTGCCTGCAAAGCAGAGGTAGAAAGAAACGGCTACAGCGATAAAGCTACGCGGCTGATATTAGAAAAGCATTATCGCAAGGTTGCCCCGCTAATCAGCATTGAGCGTTTTATCTGGTTGGTTGGGTATTTAAACAACCGTTGGGGGACTGAACAAGATTATTTTTAAGGGGGCGTAATGAAAAATGATTTTGGAGGCAGCAGCACGCCGAAGGAAATTAAAGACCTGTGGCAGACACCTAAACCAGTTTTTAGAGGAATGGACCGCGAGTTTGAATTTGTCGCTGACGTGGCGGCAAACAAGGCAAACGCATTAATCCCGCGATATATAACCGAAGAAATGGACACGCTGCATTATCCGTGGGGAGCGGTGGCAATGCCTGGTGAATATGTCTGGATGAATCCGCCATACTCAAACCCAGGGCCATTCGTTGATAAAGCGGCGCTTGAACATCAACGAAATCACATTGGTTGCGTAATGTTGTTGCCCGCTGACGTTTCTGTTAGCTGGTTCATGAACGGCGTTGAGACGGCAAACGAATGCAGATTAATAACGCGCGGGCGGCTGGCTTTTATAAATGCTGCGACTGGTAAGCCAGTTAGCGGAAACAACAAGGGGAGCTTGTTTTTGATCTGGCATCCACGGTGCAGACATGAATGTATTTTCACACACATAACGCGTAAAGAGCTATATGCAAGAGGTGCAGAAAATGACTAGTGCAGCAGATTTATTACGAGTTGCAGCGGAAACAATAGAGCAAAGGGGTAAACAAAACGGCTACGACAGAAAAGAGGAAAAATCAGCGCCAAAAATAGCCACTATATACAACGCTAAGAAGGGGGCAAGTTTAACCCCACTTGATGTGTGGGATCTGTTGATTTGTCTTAAGGAGGCGCGTTTAGAGGCCATTTTAGTTAATGAAAGCGATCCTACTGATACATTGGTTGATTTAATTAGCTACAGCGCACTAAAAGCGGAGCAAATATTAAACGATAGGGAAGAGGAACTGAAGAAAAGGCAGTTCACTGCCGCCAATATTAATGATGGAATAATAAATGACGCAGCAATAACAAGCTGTAAGGGATTGCCTCATTCAATGCTTAACCCTCAATGCGGTTGTATTTCAACTCGGCTTGATTTGAGTTTTGACAGATCTGAAGCTATTCGCGATAAGAGGTATGACCCAAATGAAAAAGGTGACAATTGACAGGTTATTGGCCTGCGTTTATGTCGCCGTTTTCGTGATCATCAACCTTATTGTTAACCATTGCGGCCCGTGGGTAATTCCGATCACTACGGTAGCCGCTGTATGTGTCAATATGATGATCCGTGACTTCCTGTTATATGACGGCGGCCTGAAATGGTCGGCTACAACATGCGCCGCCGCTGGCGCAATCACGGTGCTAATAAATTACGATGCAGGAATGGTAGCAATAGCGTCATTCGTCGCGGTTGTTTCCGGTGCGCTTATATCTGGCGGTGTTTACCGGGTTTTGCCTGGTGATTTCGATTCGAAACGCTGGCCTGCAAATATAGCTTCAGCCATCGGGGATGCGTTAATTTTCCCGACGCTATCGTTTATGGCGTTTATGCCGGAAATATCAGCGATGCAGTTTATCTCAAAAATGGCAGCGGTGACGGTGATCACTATCATCATGCGCCGCTATTTCACGTTTGAGGGCAAAAAATGAGCAAGGCTAAACACTGGTTAAATAACTGGCTAAGAAACTGGGTTGTGTGGTCGCTGTACGACGGCAGCGGGTACGCCGTTAAAGACTGGGCGGAAGCAGGATATAAATGCTATTGCTTCAACTATGACGGCGCAAATCACGGCGATTATGAAGGCGTTAAAATCATTCACCCGAATATTGAATACGTTAACGTGTGGATTGACAGTCACTTCCTGGTGATGTTCTCGCCTGAATTATCAGTTTACCCGGAGCCTGATATTATCCTGGGCTTCCCGCCATGCGACAATCTCGCCGTGTCTGGCGCTCGCTGGTTCGCTGACAAGCGAAAAGAAGATCCTGACTTCCAGGTAAAGGCGGCGTATAACGCAAAATTGGTAGAAAAACTGGCGAATATGTATAACGTGCCGTGGATGGTGGAAAATCCGGTGGGAGCACTGTCAACGCTATGGCGTAAACCGGATTTTATCTTCAATCCGTGCGCTTACGGTGGCTACCTGCCGGAAGACGACAAGCATCCTGCTTTCCCGGATGTTTACCCGCCGCGCGACGCTTACACGAAGAAAACTTGCATATGGTGCGGCAACGGATTCAAACGGCCGCTTTTCAGGGCTGTAGATCTTAATTCTGGTGATAACCCAGGGTGGGCTAAAACTGGAGGCCGGACGAAACGAACAAAGATGATCCGCTCACTAACGCCGCGCGGCTTTGCCCGTGCTGTATTTATGGCTAACGACCGGGCCATCAATCGTACTACGCTCAACCGCGTTTTACCGGACTGAAGTTTACAAAATGGCGTCATTGCGTGATGCGGATCACATAATGGCGCTTTTTGTCTTGTTTGCATGTATCCATTTTGTATACTTCAAGCAAACAAAATGCTCTTTAAAAATCCGGCAGCGCTGAAATGCGTATAAATCACCTGAAAAGGAGGGAGCATTATGTCTTTTGATAATTACCAATGGCATGACGACTATGAACGAGAAAGCGTCATGCGTGCAATGTGCAATGTATGCAGCACAAAGAAAGGAGGCTGTAACGAGTGCAACGAATGTTTAGATCATTGGCTAAGGGCCGGACACGCCGAAAGGCTGAACGAAACAGAGAATCAAAAATAATCGGGGTGGTTTTTATGCAGAACCCTAAAAAACCCATAAAACGCCGTTGCAAATGCTGCGGCGTTTTTTTTGAGCCTAAATACCATAATCAAACGTGGTGCAGTGATGAGTGTCTGGAAGAGCTGAAATTTGATCAGCTATGCCGCGACCGTGAGAAGGCTATGAAGGCTATGGAGCGGAAGAAACGCCGCGACCGCCAGCGGGAAGAGCGCAACCGGAAGCGGAAGCAGTTAAATCCGCGTAGTTATTGGATCAAACAAGTTCAAAATGTATTTAACGCCTATATTCGCGAACGTGACGCGCGCTTGCCGTGTATATCTTGCGGTACTTACTACGGTGAGCAATGCGGGTGGGATGCGGGCCATTACAGGACGGTAGCCGCCGCCGGACATCTTCGCTTTAACGAGGATAATTGCCATAAACAATGCAGGCACTGCAACCAGACACTAGACGGCAACATCGGAGGGTATCGCCCGGCACTGATTCGAAAAATTGGCCTCGCCAGGGTGGTAGCGCTGGAGAACAACAACGAAACTCACAAATGGACGATAGAAGAATGTAAGGAAATCATAAAAGTCTATCAGGCTAAATTGGACGCCTTAAGGAGAAAGGCGGCATGAATGAATATTCTTTTAGCCTGCCTTACCCGCCATCGAATAATCGCTATTACCGACATTCGCGCGGTTTTCATTATATCAGCAAAGTAGGGAAGGAATACAGGGAACAAGTAAGAGACATCATCGAGCTATTAAATTTAAATATTAACCTACCTTGCCGACTGGCAATTGCCATTTACGCCGCGCCGCCGGATAACCGGATCAGAGATCTGGATAATATCCCTAAATGCCTTTTTGACAGCCTTACTTATGCCGGATTCTGGATGGATGACGGGCAAATTGACTCAATAAAAATTGTTCGCTGCCGGAAGGTAAAAGGCGGGCGATTGTTTATTAAGGTACGCGAACGCGGCGACCTGTTACCGGATATTGGTGAATACGAAACTAATATGTGGGGGTGACAAATGAAAAACGAAATTAAAGATCTGCAAATAGATATTCAGCGCGATGAGCATGATTTAGAGACTGTGCGACAAATACAGGCTTTCCACATGCGAGAATTGCTTGCACTTAAAGAGCTTGAAAGAAAGTTGGTGCAGGCAATATCTGATCGCAAAAGACTTGTTGCGCGTTACGGGGGCAAGTAATGAATCTGGAATCTATTCTCAAATTCCACTTCCCAAAATCACCGCGTTTATCAGATGAAAGCCGGGGCACGTCCCCGGATGCGCTTAATACTACGGATGCACTAACTGCCGCAGGTATGGCGCAATCGCGCGTAGAGCTTGGCTATAGCGCTTTTTTGGGAAAGATGGAACTATCACAAGCCGAAAAACATAAGGCCGTAGTTTTGCTTACAGAGCGTTTAAGAGCTATGGCAAAAGAATATGAATACGTTATGGAACTGGACGAGGCCAAACGCAATGATCTCATTATTCTTGTTGCCGTTTTCGCGTTTCGGGATTATTGCCAGAGTGCAGCGACCGAAAAAGTTTGCCCTAAGTGCGGCGGTAACGGGCTTTCACCACATCCATATTGTGAGTACGCATCGACAGTTTGCTCGCGGTGCGGCGGCAAAGGCTACGTTAAAAACCATTGCCAGCGGTGCAAGGGTCGTGGCGAAGTACCGGATAAAGCAGCCAGTGAAGCGGCGGAAATGCCAGTGTTCAAAACGTGCCAGCACTGCGGCGGGCGCGGGTACTCGCGTTTCCCTGTAGATCTTGTCCGACAGGCGGTTAATCAGCTTGTTTTTCCGGTAAGCCGATCAACATGGTGGAAGAAATACCGTGCTTTCTATGAAGACGCCATTGCTGAATTGTTCAAAGAAGAGGCGCGGGCTGATAACGAAATTAAACGAGTGACACGGGGTGAATAATGGAACAACAAGAAATAAACATGAAAAAAGTGGTTATTCTTTTTGAAGATCATAACGGTGAGGCATGGTGCAAGTATTTAAGCGGTGTTGAAGCACGGTTGGCGCTAACGTTTATTGCCGCACTGGATGAAGGGGATTTTAACGCCATCCCGGTTAAGCCAGTAAATATCTATCGTCGCGAGGTGAAAGATGAAGCCTAAATTAAAAGAACATCTATTTGCAAAGCTGGTTAACGAACTGACACTGACGGCGCGTGTGCTCAGTGATACGCAACAGCTAAGGGAATGGATAGCAAGGGATTTGAGAAAATACATTGAGCCAGGCGGCCAGGGCGATGAAATGACTATAGACAAGGCCATCAAGCGCCGTTCGGCTGACTGGTCTGTTAGCAACACTGGGTTAACTGGATACATTGAAGGCTATAACGACTGTTTACAGGATCATAGCGATGGCAAGTAAACACCTGCATTTGAATTTAAAAGGAGAATACTTCCACGCTATCCGTGCGGGAAAGAAGGTGGAGGAATACCGGCTTTATAATGACTACTGGCGCAAGCGCCTGGAAGGTCGGGAGTATGAACGTTTGTTCATTAAATGGGGTTATCCGGCAGGACACGAAAAACACCGGATTATAGACCTACCTTATTTTGGCTATGAAGTGAAAACAATCATACATCCATTGTTCGGCCCTGATCCTGTTAAGGTATTCGCAATTAAATGCGATGTGAATTGGATGCTAAGAGGTGAAAAATGAAAAGTAACCGTAAGCGCCTGGTAAGGGCGTATGACAAAGCATTAAAGGCTTTTGATGATCTGCGTCGCAATAAGCGCCAGCGCCGTAAATGGGCGCGAATGCTTGTTTATGAATGGCATTACTCTGATGCTTTTATGGAAAGCGCACCGCTATTAACACAAGAACAAGCTGACGAAGTAGCTAACGACAACGTTTATTATATGATGTGGTGATAATATGCAAATAATCATTGATTATCTCTGTCACGCTGTTAATACGATTTTTGGTTTTTATCAACAACCATTTCTAAAAGAATGGGATGAAATGCTTAACGACATTATTGACAAAGGGTTAATAGTTGAAGTCGGAGAGCTAACGATAAAATTCAATTACGAAGGAAAGGAATATGAAATATGGGTAGGGAATAGATGGTACTCATACGGACACATTTACTCAATTGGCGGTAAGTACATTAAACGCAGCCAGGAGTTCAGGCCACGATTCCGCACAATGCGCCGCCTGCGTGATCTGCATATAGGGATAGTTGAAGACCAGGAAGAGCGCGAACTATTCAAGATCTACGGGGATAAGTCATGGAGCTAAAAATCTGGTGTGCTATCGACGTTGTTGATAACGAATTGTCTATGTTCGCCACTAACGGGAAACGCGTTGTGATCGCTACATGGACACGTAACCATGATGATATTGCTTTCCGTCGCGCTGCGGCGGAATTGCTTTTCGCTGATGGCGGCTACACGATGAACATCGCACAGCTTGCCAGAATGAAAGATGAAAAACTGGTTGACAGCTACACAACAGCATAACGGGGTGAATATGCGTATCTATGAGCACAAGCGGGATAAAACCCGCTTTTTTGTTCGTGCTGGCGTTGCGTACTGGTATCACGAATGCGGATACATTGAGGCGCTTGCTTACGACCTGGATTTTGAGCAGGAAAAAGAATGGTTCGATTTCAGGATCTACCGGAAACGCAAACCAACGCGCGACGAGCGCCACGCTATCCGGGACTTTTTAATCAGTATTGAGCGCTGGGAGGCAGAAGAGTGAAAGTAAAATTCTTGCACGATCACGGTTATCCGTCACTGAAACAGGTTGTTGGTAAGGTCGTTAAAGTTGTGCATAGTGATAATGTCACTTGCATGATTAACGGTGCTGACCTGATAGCCGCTGGCGCTGATGACCATTACATTAATCCGGCATGGTCGTATACGTTCAGCCTGGGGGACTTCGTTGGCGACAAGGGGCGCGGGCTGGAAGTAGTCGAGGGTTAACATCATGGACGTTTACGAAGATCTGTACCTCCAGACAAACACGCACACGTTTTATTTTCTGAAAAACAGCGTGGTATATCGCAGCGACGATGGGGTAATAATGAAGGAATGGCTATTTAAGAGCAAAGACTTGCTCGACGATCTGGTTTTTGCCGGGGTATTCCGTAAACGTCCTGCCAACCTTGAGGAAGAAATGTTGATAGAGGTATATCAAAATGAAAATCAGGGTAAGTTATTTCCGGGCGAAAGATAAGGCAACAGGAAAGCAGATGGCGATCCTGGTTAACGAGGCCAATTACATGTTTGTGCTTCAGCCGTGGTGCGTAGCTGACTATAACGATAATTATCGTCGCCACGGCGTGCGTGGTGCTGTAGGCATGAAAGGCTGGCAACCGCGCGACATGGAAAACTATTGTGAATGGAAATTGGTTGCAAAATACACGGCAGATTATAAAGGGGTTTTCTGATTATGTTTGCAAGATGTGTTTACTCTGACACTGTTCACTTTACTGTTGGTGAGTCATATAGCGTTGACCTTCTCAATGGGTGCAAGCGCGGCGCTGTAGGTATTCATTATGTAAAAGATAATGATGGCGATGCGTGGCAATTTTACGGAGATCACGCAAAAGGGGTTGTTAAGGGCAGCTTTGACAATCGAGTTATGGCGCGTTTCGTTAAGTGGTAATATAGTTCTCACCAATAAATGTGATCTACCTCGCAAAGTATACGAAATGGCATTGTTTCGACAGTGCCATTTTGTTATATATAAGCCACGGAAAGGCGGAGGGGAGGCAAGAAGATGAGCGCTAACGCTAAATATCCGGCATGGGTTTTTGAGTTATATGCCCGCTACTTTGAATTGCTGGCACCAGGTGAAGAAGCATTAAGCATTGACGAATACGCGGAGTGTTTGGGGTTCAAAGGAGGCAAAGAAGGATAAAGCACGGGGTCGGATGGCCCCATCAAACCAGAAGGGTTGAATCATGAAAAGCGATAAATTCATAGCGTGCTGTTTCGTTGAAGTGCCTAAAGGTGATGTCTTCTGCAATTATGAATTTAAAGATAGCTGGGGAAAATCTCATATTGTTGTTGGTAAGCGCGGCGACTGGTTATACATAACAGACGACGACATGATTTTTACTGCAAACCAGTTATTCAAAATTAAGTCAGAAAATAGTGAAACACCACTTTGCAGAATGTTTAACATGCATTATCACTCACTATTATTGTTAAAACAAGATGTTATAAATAAAGCGCGTAGCTTACCTGGTGCTGAATTTTAATTTATTACTAAGGAGAATAAGCAATGTACAAATTTATCAGCGTTAAAGTTTTTCGTGGCACTTTACCGAGCAAGGAAACATTGGGGCAATTCGCCGGACAACCTGGCGCATGTTTCCGTGTAGCCACTGAAGACGACACGCACGTTAAATGCTTCCATGTAACTGAACCGCCTTTTAATGCAGACCATCTTGAAGACCCGAATAGAATTAAAAGCCTTATTTTTGCTTATCTGGCGTTCCCTGGTATTGGTGATACTGATGTCGAATTACTTGGCGCTGAACTGTTTGCGGAATACAAAATGACTGAAGGGGTAGAAGGGGGAATTGAAATTGAGCGCATCAAGTAAGCTGTACAAGATCAGGTGCAAAGGCGAATACCCTGGCTTTACGACTGGATGCGAATACCTGGGCCACATTGGGTACGGCCCTTTCGGTGAATTAGGGATGAATACGCTGGACGATGACGGCGACAGCCGGACGCTTGATCTTGATTCTGATGATTTCGAATACATCCCGCCAGTGACTTACAGAGTGGTTGATGAGTTCCTGGCTGAACATGAGGACGATGACGATGATGATTGAATGCCTTATTATTGCGGCGGTTATCATTTACCTGGCTGGCGTCATTTTAATGGGCGCTTTTCAGAAAGCTGTTGATAGTGACGGCATTATTTGGTTCGAGCTAGTCTTCTGGCCTTTCATTACGATATACGCATTCAGTGACGCTATGCGTATTAACATCATGCGAGCCATTAAGGAGCGCAAAAATGATTGAAGATGGCGTGTACGCAGCAACAGTAGTCGACAGGCTGTTTTACCGCGTAGAAGGCGATGATATTCGTATCTGCGTTGGCGGTGGCGAGTGGGTAGCGCCAATCATTAAGACGACGCGAGAAACAATTAAAATATTTCTTGATGCTGGTGAACTGGTAAAGGTTAGCGACCTATGAACGAGATCGAAGATGGCATCTATTTGCATAAGGTATTTGACATCGCCTATTTGGTAAGAGGCGAAGAGGTGATGATAAGGAATGAAGATGTTCCTTATTGGGAATTAAGCGACATGGATCGCGAACACATGCAAACATTGCTTGATAACGGACTGATATACAGAACTGCGTAAAGCCGTATTTGTGGGTCGAAAACAAACAGATTAAAATATTACCTAACAATGCGAAACTGTAACTACCCGGCCCCCGCGCCGGGTTTTTGCTTTGTTGGAGGAAAATCTATGTTCGACAGAATACGGGAGGCGTGTGCGTATGTGACCGGGGCCGTAACTGCTTTTTTCGGCGCGATAACCATCAATGACATTGCCGTCTTTGTGGGTATCTTATCAACCATAGGCACATTTGCCGTTAACTATTACTTTAAATCACAGGAGAACAAGCGAGCGCAAGAGGAACACGACGCGCGAATGGGGAATAAGTAACATGATTAGCCAATCGCTGAAGAATAAGATTATTGCGGCGGCGGCTGGTGGGGCGATCGCTATTGCGGCGGTGATGATTAAGCCATTAGAGGGCGTGGAACACGATCCCTATCGTGATGTTGTAGGTGTATGGACTGTTTGCTACGGTCACACCGGAAAAGACATCATGCTTGGTAAGACTTACACGCAATCAGAATGCGATGCTTTATTGAATAAAGATCTGCACAAAACCGCAAAAGCGATTGACCCATATATCAAAGTCGAAATATCAGATTTTACCCGCGCTGCACTTTATTCCTTCGCCTATAACGTAGGCGCAACCAACTTCAAAACATCAACCTTATTAAAACTACTCAATGACGGCAAGAAATCAGAAGCGTGCGCACAGCTTAAACGCTGGGTATACGCTGGCGGTAAGAAGTGGCAAGGCCTGGTAAACCGCCGCGATGTTGAATATGCCGTTTGCGAATGGGGGGAAACGTGGACAAGGTGAAGGCGTTAATTATCGCCGTTGTTGTTTGCATTATTGCCGGACTAACCGCCGTAACATGTTATTACCAGGGTGAGGCGGCAAGGTTGCAGGAAGAAGTCACGGTAACGAAGGGCGCGCTGAAAACGGCAAGTAAAACCATTCAGCAGATGAAGGAGCGAAACGCCGAACTGTCAAAACTTGATAAGAGGTATCACGATGAGATTAAAGCTATCAGATCTGACATTGCCGATCTGCGCACTGGCATTGATAACGGGACTATCAGGCTGCGCGTCAACGCAACACCTGTGCGAGTGTCCGACCCCACCGGAACCGCCAGCGCCATTGATGGAGCCGCCTGTCGACTCACTTCCGACGCTGAATCGGCTTATCTATCCCTCAGAGAACAACTAAAAGAGAAAGATGCGAAGATAATCGCGCTTCAGGGCTACATCAAAACGCAGTGCTTACGCAAAGAATAGCAGCGCGTGGGCGTGTCGCCGTTTCCGCCAGCCAGCCATAACCGGGTCAATCCTTCCCGCGAGCGACGGCGGAAATTCAAAAACACGCAACACCGGATCAACAGTCCCATTAACAGGTCGGGCGCTACCTGGGTAGAAGAAAGCGCCATTTACTCACCTGCCACGCGTAGGACGAGCGCCCGGATCTGTTTATCAGAGATGTTAAGCAGGTCCAGTTTTATAAAATTCTGCAAACGGTACTCACTAAGCGCCGTTTTCAGTGTTTTATAGCTGTTTTCACTCCCTGCGGTGTCGAGTTTTGCGGGGGTTATATTTTTCAGGATAGAGGAATATTCTGATGGCTAAGGGTAAAGGCATTAAGTTGCCTCAATTCAAAGTCCCGCTCTTTGAGCATACAACAGTTTTCTTCTGCCCGACTCGCGACATGTTCTATGAATTTTGCGAAAAGGCAGGGATCCCAATCGAACCTGATTTTGAACTGGCAGGAGGATTGACGCTTACTTGCACTGGCGAGAAAGGCGGTAACTTCTACGTGATCGCAGTATTCGATAATGAGCTTGGTACGCTGGTCCATGAATGCGCCCACACTACATTCCATGTTTTAAGTGATGTAGGCGTCGTTGCGACCACTGATCCAACTCATCCGGCAAACGAGACATATGCTTACATGGTGGGCCGCATCTTTGACGCATTCTTCCCGATCCTGGATGAGTCAAACGAAGCACAGTTGGCAGCTATGCAGGCCGCTGAAGTCGTAGAGAAGGCATTAGACCAGGCGGAAAAGGCGACTGATGCAGCAGAACAGGCAGTTGAACAGGCAGAGGAGCCGAAAGAAGAGAAAAAACCAGCTAAGAAAGGCAAACGTAAGCCTAAAGCAAAAGAAGCGCTTGTGCCGCGTGTGATGAGCTTTAAACGGGGGTGATTATGGTTACTTTTCTGTTAGGTTTATTTATCGGAATGGCTGCCGCTGTAATATTACTGGTCGGTGAATAATGTTATGGACGATTATATCATCGCCGGATTAATCGGCGTTTCTGTATTTCTGGTGAGTTTTGTTATTGCTGTACTGATAACCGTAAAGAGCAAGTATTAGATGGGGTGGCAAGATGATTGACCCGCTCATTATCCTTTCTGCCTGCGTCGCTGTATGGCTGGCGATCATGATATTCATTGAAAGCTAAAGGTTCTCATCATGAATATTTACGATCTCATCTGGTGGTTGGTGGTCGCCGTCATTATCTATTTCTGGTGGAAGAATGTTGTATAGGTGACGGCATGGATATATTCGAATTACTGGCGATTATGTGCGGAATGATGTTAGGCATTGTCGCCATAATTATCATCATCGGCCTTGTTATGGGTAGCATCAAATGAATGCATACGAAATGCTATTGCTGGTGGCTGTTATTACAGTTATCGCCGTAGATTTTTATCGAGGGTTGAAAAGATGAGAGAAGCAGACTTCTTTTGCATGATTATAGTGATCGTCATCGTTGCCGTCCTTTTAAGCGTTAACTGAATCGCAGGAGGTTAAAAATGAAACTGCTTGATTTCTTTTTCCTGATTGTTGCGATTGTTCTTACCATGACCGCGCTGACTCAATAGGTGAATATATGGAAACTATCGAAGCAGTATTATTCGTGTGCATCGCTGCGGTTGTTATTATTGGGTTTATTATCAATGTCTGACGTCGATTTCTTAATCATAGCTATAAGTTCGCTGTTAGTCGTTATCGTTTTCTTCGCATAAAGGGTAAGCAATGAAAGAGCTATTCGACTGGTTGGAAGTATTAACATACTGCGCAAGTTTTGTGGCTTGCGTATATATCATCAATAAATATTAAGAGGTGAATTATGGCCCGCACGAAAAAGGCAAAGGCTGACGATAAAAAGCCAGCAGCCAAAAAGACGGGCCGTCCGCATGGTTATACCGAAGAAAAGGCATTAGAAATCTGTGAGCTGGTGGCGGACGGTCAGAGTATTAACAAAATTTCGAAGATGCCTGATATGCCTGCGCGTTCAACAATCCTTAAATGGTTCAGAGACGTGCCAGGGTTCTCGGACATGTACATGCGCGCGAAGGAGATCGGTTTTGAGGTATTGGCTGATGAGATCATCGATATAGCCGATGCAGCGGAGAACATCGATAAAGACGAATGCCGCCGCCATCAACTGATGATTGAAACGCGTAAATGGCTATTGGCAAAACTGCAACCGCGTAAGTATGGCGAACGCGTTACGCAGGAAATCGTAGGCAACAGGGAAGAAGCGCCCGTACAGGTAGAAGTCACAAAAGAAGAGATCGCCCGCATCGTTCAGGAAGTAGAAGATGAGGTGTGATTATGTTGACAATCAAAGAACGAGTTATTCAGTCCAAATGTGAAAACGATGGCCTGTTTTTCAATCGCTACTTCTATAAGCAAGCGAACGGAACGAAGATGTTATTATCAGGCCATCATTTAGCTATCCGTGATGCATTGCAACGCGTTATTAATGGTGAGATAACCCGCCTCATTATTAACATTCCCCCAGGGTACGGTAAAACCATGATCGCAACTATCAATATGATGGCGCGGTCCCTCGCAATAAATCCCCGCACACGATTCCTTCACGTTTCCTATTCCAACAACCTGGCGCTACTCAATTCCTCGACTGTAAGAAATATGATCTGCACGCCTGAATATCAGGCAATGTGGCCCATGAAGATCCGCAACGATGCAAACAGTAAATCGATGTGGTGGACTGAATACGGTGGCGGCGTGTATGCAACGTCATCGCTTGGCCAGGTTACTGGGTTCCGTGCGGGGTATATGGAACCAGGATTTAACGGCGCGTTAATCATCGACGACCCATTAAAACCCGCTGACGCTTATTCTGACGTGGTGAGAAAGCAGGTTAACACCAACTATAACGACACGCTTGCTTCACGTCTGGCAGTGCAAACGACGCCTGTTATCGTCATCATGCAGCGCATCCACTACGATGATTTGTCCGGCTACCTGCTACGCGGTGGGAGCGGTGAAAAGTGGTATCACCTTAACCTGCCAGTGAAGATCGACAACAGCGTTGACTACCGGGATCTGTACCCTGAAAACGAGTTCGCTATCCCTATTGCTCACAACCTGCCTGATGGCTGGCTATGGCCTAAAAAACACAATGACGCCCATGAAGCTGGATTGAAGGCACACAGACGGTCATTTGAGGCCCAGTACATGCAGCGCCCGCGTAAGTTCGACGAAGAGGGTGCATTGTGGACTGAAGCGATGATAACCGCAGCGCACCGGATGCAGATAACGCAGGACAAGATCCGCACGGTAATAGCCATTGACCCGGCGACAACGTCATCTGATGAGTCGGACGAAACGGGGATCATGGCGTGTTCCGCTTATGGTGGCGGCAAGAATGCTCAGTATTCTGTTGATGGTGACTACTCAGGCCGCATGTCTCCTAACGACTGGGCGCAAGCAGCAATGAACGCCTACAACATCCATGAAGCTGACGCGATGGTTATCGAAACCAACCAGGGCGGCGAAATGGCAGAGGCCACGCTACGTAACGCCGGATTCAAAGGCCGCATTGTTAAGGTGCACGCAAGCAAGGGTAAATTCGCCCGTGCCGAACCAATATCGGCACTGTATGCACAAGGAAGGGTGGCCCACACTGGCAGCCTGTACACGCTGGAAAATCAAATGATGGAATACGTGCCAGCAACCGCTAAAAAATCCCCTGACCGTATGGACGCAATGGTATGGGGTATCACTGAACTAAGCCAGCCACAGGCGATGGGCCTTATGTTACCGAAGCGCCTGCGCGGATTTTAAATCTGCCTCACAACTACCCACAAGTTTTTCTATTTTTCGCGTAGCAACGCGTAAACATGTATTCAGGAGTAAACATTATGCCATCCAATTTAGAATTGGCGGTTAATGCTGCCTTGTCTCAACGCCAGGCTGCATATGCCCGCTATGCCGCAGCCCACCCATTCACTATGGGGATAGATGCCAAACGCGATGCTGCATGGAGTGAATACGGATTCAAAGAAGAGATCACGTACGACGATCTATACAAACTGTACAGGCGCGGTGGTATCGCTCACGGTGCTGTTGAGAAGATTGTTACCACTTGCTGGCGAACCATGCCAACGCTAATCGAGGGAACCGAAGACGAGAAAGCCGAAAAGGAAACACCCTGGGAAAGAGAAATCAAGAAACAATTCGACAACAGATTTTGGCGCACCATTGCCGAATGTGACCGCCGCCGCCTCATCGGTCGTTATGCTGGCCTGTTGATTCATGTCAGAGATAACCAGCCGTGGGATAAGCCAGTCACAAAAGGCGTAGGCATTGCCAAATTTACCCCGGTATGGGCTGGTGCGCTTACGCCGAAGGAGTTCGAAGAAGACCCAAACAGTGAAAACTA